TATCTCTCGCTTCAGCACTGTCAAGGACGATCTTCTCGACCCATCCCATAGACTCTTCCTCGTCAGTATCATAGTATAGGCATTCCTCAACACGACTGAAGGAGTAGATGCGCTCAGCAAGCTCATCATAGCTGGACATATTAAGGTTAGACAGAAGGACGGACGATTCACGGAGGTTCTTGATTGCTTCCATTGTAGTAAGGTGTTAGGAAGTGAAACAATAATGAACACCACCCCAACCAGGATGGCGTACGACAGATTAACAAGGCAACAACAGCTAAGTATAGCCGTAGTATCAACTACAAACACATACCCGCAAAAAGATAGAAAGGCGGGGGAAGAGGGCACCCTCCCCCTCACGCCTTCCCACTACAGCCGTCATCACGATGGTTGTGTGTGTTGTTGTTTCCTTGTTCACACGGAATGCCGTGCGCAGGAGTGGTGTGATACATTCTCCTGAGGAAAGGAGAGTTGTAATACACCCTTGATGTGGAGCTGGGTTACACCTCTTGCTGAGCTGCACGCCGGACTCTGTGTCCGTAGTACTTGTGACCTGGCCAGCGTCCTGCACTGGTGAGGTCTAGGGTGCGAGCTATGACGTGTGTCGCTCGCTATGCTCAGCGGCGGGGTGCCCACATCGCTGCGGTACCCATCGCTCCCTGGCAAGGGGTTATAAACACCCGGAGGGGTACCATCCAGGTTCGTCGGAAGCCGGAGGGGTCCGAAGCGGGAGCAGTGTGCGCTTGTAAATCGAGTGGTTTTCAAAAAAAATCATGGTCATTTTTTTGTAGCCCTAAAGCGGAGGTCATCAATAAGATTGGTATGAGTATCCTGGTTGAGGAAGAGGGAGTAGATGTACTCAGTGGTTGTGAGTGGGTGCTGTGTAGGTGTCGGACTTAGTGGTGTGTGCGGGGTGGCTGAGGTGTAGTGATGTTGGTGTTTTGGTTGAGGAGGAAGAAGTGTGTATCTTTGGTGTGAGAAGTTTCGACATAACTGTTTGGTATTTATCGGTTAGATACGCGTTGCCCGGGATGGGTAGCGCGTATTTGTTTTATGTGTACCTTTGTGTTGCTGGGTTTTGAGCTTTTTCCCAGCACATCATATTTCCATTGGTTTATAGTTTGATATGGTACGCGTTGTCTGTGAAGATAGCGCGTATCGCTTTTATGCATATCTTTGCTGTAGGGGAGTCTTCCCCTCGTGTGTGCCATTGTTTGTATGCATCATCTCTATATGGGGTGGTGCATACTTCTTTGATATGTATTATCTTTGTGGCGATAGGTAATTGGCTTCATATTGATTGTTTAGTTAGGGTTACATGCACTGCTCCTCGGGGTGGTGCATGTTCTCGTATAAAGGTGTATCTTTGCACTGTTGAGTCTCCCATACTATTTAGGTTAGTTGTTAAACTGGGTCTGCGCATCACTCTCATGGGTGGTGCGCATATCTTTTGTACCTTTGTGGTGTGGATATAATAGGTTAATTGGCTAATCAAGTGTAGCTTGATTTTGGTACGCACTGCCTGGGAAGGTGGTGCGTATTGCTTTTGGGGATTTGAGGAAGAGGTAGTATCTTTGCTGTGTAATAAATCTTATCGTTATTCTTGGGTTGTGGGGTTAGCCCCATAATTTCCATTTCAAGTTTGTCTATCAGCTGTGCGCTACTCGGGAGAGTGGCGCATGGTGTTTTGGTGGATTGGGGATTATATATACCTTTGTGGTGAAGGGTGGCGACCTTTCTGCATCGTATCTTATCTTTTATCTCTGCCCCTCGGGGCTTAGGGTGTGATCCAAAGGCTTGGGCCTAGCTGTGCTGGGTGGCGGTGCCGCGGTGGTTCGATTCCCCCACACTCTACACTGACTGGTACTGTAGGTACTCCTGACGAGGATAGGGTTTGATTCCCTACGGTCAGGTCTTATCACTGCTCTCTCCTCATGAGGAAGACAGCAATACATTGCGCTTGTAGGGCCCTATCCCCGAAGGCGATGGTCCGCAACTGATAGGTCGGTCAAGCGGATAGTGGTGTGAGATAGCGTAGTTCTAGACTATAGCTCGGTACACTTTATTACTCACGAATGGGGGACACCAAAGAGACACCTAAGAGCCCATGCCAATCAAAAGGCAAACCGCAGCCTTTCTAACGTGAGGTCGGACGATGACACCGAGACCTCACAATGACGCTCACCTTTCCATGGGGTGGGCGTCGCCTTTTATACGCCACCACAATGTCCTCTTTCCTCAGGCCATATAGTTATGCCTTACCTTTGTGGCATAACATAGTACGTACATATATGGCAAAAGATAATCAACCACAAATATCAGCACCTCTACGTGGTGCCGCTGACTCTACCAAGGTTAAGCGGTTCTACAGTAGTGGCAATGGCGCTGTCAACACTACTGGGTTTGGCGAGTACATAAGCCAGCCTAACAACGTAGCTAACGATACCGACACAGGGAACCTAGCGTCTAAGCTGGCTAATGCTGGGGCTATAGGATCTATCGGTGCTACGCTAGCCGCTATCACCGGTAGGGTAGGTGTAAATGCTGCCTACTCTGGTGGTAAGACCCTTGTGAAGCCCATTGCGAGGACTGCCTATGGTGTTGCCGCTGTAGGGAGGAATATCGCTGATAGGGCTATGAGGAAGGAGGTAATAGTACCTATTGCTGAGCGTGCCACTCAATATATAGATAAGGCTGATAAGGCTGGATCTTGGTTTGGTAAGGCAGCTAATGCTGAGGGAGCTATCGTCGGTGCTAAGGCCATTAAGGGTGGCGCTAAGCTAGCCAAGTTCGCAAAGTACTCTAACATCGTCAAGAACTTCGGACCAGCGGCTACAGCTGTGGGTGCTGGTCTATCCGCTCTAGCTGCTAACGCGTCACTGCATGCAAAGTACGACCCTGAGAAGCTACCCAGGTATCATACTGGTGAGATGGGTAGTGATGTCAAAGGTTATAGGATAGGTAGTCGCGCAGGACTTGTCAACCCAGACTTCGTAGGTGATAACATTGTTGGTGGTGCTACAAAGTTTGCTAGGACGATGATCAGTGGCGGGCAGGAGGTAAAGGGAGCTATAAAGAGTGGCGGAAAGGCTGTGATGAAGTTATTTGGTGTTCCTGAGGAGACGGCTGATAAGATCGCTGGTGCAGGATCAAGGTATGCAGCTGGCATCCTAACAGGACCTCTATCCCATGATGCTGTCTACAATCAAGTCGATGGCTTCCTCAAGAGATATAGCACCGAGGGCGATATTGACCACGACAAGGTCTACGGAAAGGACACACGTGGCCGTATGATGGCAGACCTATTCGTCAGGGCTAAGCTCCGAGGTATGGAGGGTGTGCCTAACTCTTACCTCGCCGTCAATGAGGCAGACCGTGAAGCAGCTAAGCTGTACAAGGAAGGCAAGCTGGAGAAGGCTGCACTCGACCAGACACCTGCGGAGATCTTCTACAACCCATCAAAGGAGCGTGGCTATAACAAGGACCCCATGATGAACATGGCTGCATACTACCCAGGGGATGATAGGTACCCAGTCTATATGCATACCCTCAGGCAGGCATACGCTGAGAAGCACGCAGGTAACAACCCTAAGTCACCTGAGTATAAGAGGTTCGAGCAGGTCTTCGATAGCTATCTCTCCTCAACCGCTACTAAGCGAGGTGGCGATAATGAGTCCATCAGGGACGAGATAAGGAAGGAAGCGTTTGACTACTATCACCAGAAGCGTAAGGCAGCTGCAGAGAAGCAGTATGAGCCTATCAAGAAGTAGAATGTAGTATCTTCGTATCATGATCTTGAATAGCAAGACGCTAAGCAAGGCGTTACGAGACCATTACATCGCGGTAGCCAAGACCTATGGACTCTCTCCTCATGAGGTAGAAGCCATTTACAATGGGTACTGGGCTGCGGTGAAGGATATAATCAAAGAACGAAGCCCGAAGGCTGTGAATATCCACGGCTTGGGCGCATTTAGAAATAAGAAGAATGGAAGAAAGAGTAATCAAGACTGAAACGAGTGGTCTGCTTATCAAGGGTATGAAGCCATCGTTCAATCACGTGGTTGTGACACCGCTTGAAGTTGATGTCATCGCAGACAAGAACTTCATGAGTCGTAATCTCATCATGAAGTATCTTGACCCCAAGGTGACACCAATGCGTGTTGTCTATGTAGGCCCAAGTGTCAGGACCTGTGAGCCAGAGGATATCGTCCTTGTCAATATCATGAGGTACTTCCGCGGTGAAGGCGAGCAAGCTCATATCGACTTGCCTGCCGTAGAGATCGACGGTATTCAGTGCCTCATCGTTTCCGAAGGCGACCTCTATGGTGTTGTCGATGCAGAGGTCCTGAAGAAGGAATTTATCGGTAAGGACTCATATCATCCAGACCATGTGCCGGTCGCTGGTCGCGAGACGATCATTGTCCCCGATAAGAAGATCATTATTCCAGATAAGAGTATCAAGTTATGATCAAGCTCTTCAAGAAAGAAGGGCTTGATATAGTGATCTCTGAGGAAGCCTACCTCCTCAAGCCGTTCGCCGATATCTGGAAGAAGGATAAGTCCAAGAATAAGGTCACGGCACAGCTGGAACTGGCATTCATATACTTCTTTGCCGACCCCAGGTCAGAGTACCAGATGTACACTGATCCTGAGGAAAGGACAAAGATGATCGTAGAGGGTTTAGGGATGGAGTCCGGATGGGCCCCATCCCCTCTCGTTACTGAGGCTATCACATTCTATGGGTCCTTCAAGCCTGCATCGGCCAAGATCCTTGAAAGCACAAGGATGCTTGTAAATAAGCTCTCAGCATTCCTGGAGGAGATCGACTTCCATGCGGTTGATGATAAGGGTAAGCCCCTTTATCAGCCCAACACTATCACTAACACCGTTAAGCAGCTTCCTGATCTTATCACCACGCTCAACAAGGTGGAGAGGAGTATGAACTCTGATATTGAGGAGAGCGCCGCTATCCGAGGTAGCATGAGGAAGGCTGTGGGTGAGGATGCCTTTGACTTTAGCGACGATGACGATTGAGCTTAATGAATATCAGACACCGCTAGAGGTGCTCACACCTGATATGCCTGAGGAGGTGAAGGAACAGATGGATGACTTCATTCAGTCTGTCCCCTTCATCCAGCATCTCATAAGTCCACACCGCAAGCGCGCTAAGGACCTCCCACGTGATGAGCGTGGTCGTATCATAGTAGACATTGCCCATCCTCACATCATCGAGGACATGGACTACTTCAGGCCTGCAGCTATGCACTTCGAGAAGCACGGCTGTTACACTAAGCTCAAGCCTAACACCAACCCATCATCTCCCTTCGGGCAGTGGCTTCGTGAGGAGACGAGAAGAGTCCTTGACGGCTACGTGCGAGAGTCTGATGGTGAGTGGATAACAGGTGATCTGTACTACTACCTCAACTACAGCCCTATCATGGTCTCTAGGATCAGAGAGGACCAGCCAGGTGTTGCTGACCGCGTGGAGGCATTCCCTGAGATGTGGGAGGGTGTGTACTGGAGATATCACTACCTATACCAAGCGCGTAACGGTGGTATGTATAATGCCTTCCAGGGTGGTAATCACGCCTTTGAGCTAGCTCGTCGTGGTGCGGGTAAGTCCTACTCTCTAGCCTCACTCATGGCTAAGCGTCTCCTTGTTGGTGAGTCAAAGAAGGTTCAGAAGCGCGTGACCAGCGTTCTCCTCGGCTATATCAAGGAGTACCTACAAGACAAGGATGGTACGCTCTCTAAGTTTGAGCCGATGATGAACTTCGCTAGGTCTCATACTGAGTGGCCCAATAGTCTCGTGAGGAACAGCATGAGTGATATGATGTGGCGATGTGCATACGTCAATCCTCATACTGGAGCCGTAGAAGGGAAGAACAACGTGGTCATGGGGTTGCCTGTCAAGGAGGATGACTCTAAGGCGCGTGGTAAGCGTGGTTGGATCTTCATCGAGGAGTTCGGTTCCTTCCCCTCCCTCATTGACCTGTACAACACCATCATGTACTCTGTTGAGGAGGGTGGTGTGACCTTCGCGCTTATCTATGGTGTAGGTACGGCTGGCTCTGATGCGTCTGAGTTCTCCTCAGCACAGGAGATCATGTATCACCCTGTAGCATACAAGGTCTATAACGTGCCTAACGTCTATGACAAGGCCACCGGTGGTAGCAAGGATCGCTTCTGCTTCTTCTTCCCTGCATACGTAAACCGTAAGGGGTGCTATAACAGCGATGGCGTATCTGACGTAACCAGAGCTCTCTATGAGATCCTGATGGATAGGTACCGCATCAAGTACAGTACGACCAACCAGGACACGCTGATACGAAGAATAGCGGAAATGCCTATCGTTCCTCAGGAGGCTATCCTGCAGGTCAAGGCTAGCTACTTCCCTTCTCACGCGCTGAGAGAGAGGCTTGCCGAGATAGACAATGACCCTTCATTCTACGCTGGTGTCATCTCCTGTGAGCTGTCGCGCAAGGGCTATGATGTGAGCGTGCATCCTGTCAGTGATCTACCCATACGTAACTTCCCGCTGCCGGACAATAAGTCCGCAGGTTATGTCGAGATTTTCGCCATGCCTGAAAAGGATGCCAATGGGAAGGTGCAGCAGGGTAGGTATATTGCCGCTATGGACCCATACGACAATGACCAGGCGGATACCTCATCCTTAGGATCGTTCTTCGTCCTGGACCTCTTCACCGACGAGATCGTATGTGAGTACACCGGTAGGCCTAGCTTCTCGGATGACTTCTACCGCACGTGCTGTGACATAGCCATTCTCTACGATTGCCGTATCTGCTATGAGAATAACAAGAAGGGTCTGTTTGCTTACTGCTCAAGGTATAACCTCACACACCTCCTTGAGGATACCCTAGAGTTCCTACGTGATAGAGACCTCCTCAAGGCTAGGCCTATCGGCAACGCTGCTAAGGGCGTAACAGCTACAGCCGGTATCAACGCCTATGCTAGGAAGAAGCTGGCTGAGTGGCTTGTCATGCCTGTGAGTGTCACACGTCAGACAGATGAGGGTGAGGTCTATGATTATGAGATACCCAATCTCTGCAGGATAAAGAATCGTGCTCTTCTTCAAGAGCTGATAGCCTGGAACGACATAGGTAACTTCGACCGCGTGTCAGCTATGGGTGTCCTCATGCTCTACCGCGAGTCGATGCTCATCAATTTCCAAGAGCATGATGAGGAGAAGCAAGAAGAGATAGATCAGAAGATGAGCTTCTTTGATCGCAATCTACGTGGCGGTAGACGCAAACCTTATCTTTAAGCCTAAATAGTCTATCAGGGTTAGTATGAACGAAAAGAAACAAAAGGGTGGATTTCCTCAACAGAATCTCCCTAATAGCAAGAAGACACGTGACTGGTGCATCCAGTGCGTGGACTGGGCGAAGGGTACATCCTCTGTGGTTTCCTCATCGTCCGTAAGACACAGCATCGCAAGGAAGAAGATCAACTATGACCTCATGAATGGTATCATACATGAGGAAGACATGCTGGCCTTCTTCAATCCCTATGGCTTTGAGGATACTGATGCGCCTGGTAAGATTCAGCACTTCCCCATCATCAACTCTAAGATCAACGTCCTCCTCGGTGAGGAGTCACGTAGGCCCTTTGACTATCGCGTCATCGTGACTAACCCTACCGCGGTTTCAGACATGGAGGAGATGAAGAAGCAGCAGGTGATGGAGAACATCATGGCTGTCATGGAGTCAGGTATCACTGATGAGGCTGAGCTCAAGGAGGCCTTCAATGAGATACAGCATAGGTACGCCTATAAGTGGCAAGACCTACGTGAGATCCGTGGTAATGCCTTCCTCAAGCACTACTCTTCTGAGCTCTCACTGCCGCTGATGTTCAACAAGGGATTCCTTGATGCACTCATTGTTGGTGAGGAGATCTATAGATGTGACATCGTCGCTGGTGAACCGACTATCGAACGTCTCGACCCTATGAAGGTACGAGTCTTCAAGTCTGGCTCATCGGGAAGTATTGAAGATGCTGACATCGTCGTGGTGGAGGACTACTGGTCCCCATCGCGTATCCTAGATATCTATGGAGATAACCTGTCAAGGGAAGAGATTGATAAGATACACTCTGGCTCTTCCTCAGGACTTATAGGCGGAGATGGAGACAACTTCACCGTTGCAGAGATGTTCGGTCGCTTTGGTATCCATTACTCTGGTCCAAACGATACAGCCATCTACAACGGCAATGATGTAGTCACGCGTCTCACGCCTTATGACTTCGAAGGTAATGTCCGTGTCATGCAGGTCTACTGGAAGTCTATCAGGCAGGTGAAGAAGATTACCTCTATCGATCCTATGACCGGTGCTGAGGTGTCTACCCTCATGCCTAGTGACTACAAGATAGACGAGCTCGCGGGCGAGACTGCGAAGATCATGTATATCAACGAGGCCTGGGAAGGTGTCCTCATCGGGGAGGATATCTATACTAACCTCGGCCCTAGGAAGATCCAGTTCAATAGGCTGTCTAATCCATCCAAGTGTCACTTCGGTATAGTAGGTAGTATCTACAACCTCAGCGAGGACAAGCCCTACTCCCTCGTCGATATGATGAAGCCCTATAGCTACATGTACAACCTTGTGCATGACAAGCTCAATAAGATCATCTACGACAATATCGGTAAGGTAGTCCAGCTGGATATGGCTAAGCTCCCAGCCGAGATGAAGTATGAGAAGTGGTGGTCTATCCTGAGGAAGATGAAGATGGTAGTGACCAATTCATTTGAGGAAGGGAAGGTTGGTGTAGCTAAGGGTAAGCTAGCCGGCGCGCTGAACAACAACGTAGCTGCCTCTATCGACCTTGACCTCTCCTCATCGATCATGAACCACGTCCAGCTTCTCGCCTCTATCAAGGAGGAGATGTCCGATGTGGCAGGTATCTCTAGGCAGCGAGAAGGTCAGATCTATAATAGGGAGACTGTAGGAGGTGTCGAGCGTGCCACGCTGCAGTCGTCATATATCACAGAGTGGATCTTCACTATCCACGAGGATGTGAAGAAGCGTGCGCTAGAGTGCTTCCTTGAGGTAGCAAAAATTTCATTACGCTATGGGTCAAAGAAGTTTGAGTACATCCTGCCAGACCAGTCAAGGCAGATCATGTCTGTCGGAGGAGAAGAGTTTGCAGAGTGCGACTATGGTATCACTATTGATTCTTCTCGTGGGACGATGGAGATCAATCAGAAGCTGGATATGCTGGCTCAGGCCGCTCTCCAAAATCAGGCCATTGACTTCTCTGCTATCATCAAACTCTACCAGTCTACCTCAATATCTGAGAAGGCAAGCATCATTGAGCAAGGTGAGCAGGCTATGCGTCAACGTCAGGCTGAGCAGATGCAGGCTCAACAGCAAGCTGAACAACAGGCTGCAGAACAGCAAATGCAGCTCAAGATGGCTGAGCTCGATCTCAAGGACCGAATTAGTCAACGTGAAGTGGACGCCCAGCTTGAGATTGCTAAGATGAAGGAAGCGTTTGGCTTCGGTCAGACGATCTTCCGTATCGACGACGACGTATTCTCTGAGGAAGAGCGGAGGACTCTTGAGCAGTCTGATAGGCAGTTCGATGAGAAGATGAAGCTCGAGAAGGAGAAGCTGGAAGCGAACAACAAATACAAGCAGCGACAACTGGGGATCCAGGAGCAAGCTGCAAAGGCAGCCAGTGCCAAGGTGGTATCTGGTAAAAAGAAGTAGTTAATATATGAGTAACATTTTCGAGTTAAGGGATAAGATGACCTCCCTTACAGGTAGGAGGGATACGGACTTCCCAGAGTCCGCCCCACTCCGAGGAGATGAGAAGATTCCTATCGTGCAGGGCAACGTCAATGTCCTAGCTACGGTAGCGGACCTCCTCTCTGTGGATCAGTCAACCTACCACTCCGTGCCTCCTAGCGTACGGACTATCGAAGCTCTGATGGATTACGTCGACAAGAAGCAGATCCCCTCGTTCAAGACGGCGGGATCTGTCTACTCATACTTCGACATGGACTCAGGTCTGTGGGAAGTGGTGAGGTATATCGGCTCATCGACGAGATCTGAGGATGTTAAGAATGTGGGTAACTGGGAATGGCTCTCCTCAGGATCAAGTTCCTTCAAGGGACTCTTCGGCACTAAGCATGAGCTTGAGGTAGCTGTCCGTCGCCCCAGGGTAGGCGATCACGCCTTCGTGGGTGAGACGCTCGTTACCTCCACGATGTACAAGTGCCGTATCGATGGCTTCTGGGAAGCATCAAGCACTAATCCCTTCCAGGACTTCATCTCCGGGCAGGGATACATCGTTTCTGAGCCCACCGAGTATTTCGGTGCTCCCATCGAGGAGATCATCGCTGATAGGGCTATCGCTGACAGTGAGGGTCATGTGATCTCACAGACCTATGTCACGAGGTGTATGCTTGAGGAAGCAGTGCAATACGCAAAGGGTAACATCGGTATTGAGGATCTCTCTCCTGAGGTCATCTCTTACCTCCTTGGCATCCGTACTACCGGCATCCTGCCTAACAGTGAGGACCTGAAGTTCAACGATAAGAACGAGCTGTCCTTCGCAGACCGCAAGGCTTCAGAGACCGAGTATCTCGGGTATGGGTATGTCTACATGAGGAAGAACATAGTCGATAAGACTAACCTCCTTGAGCAGCACATGATCGATAAGGAGAACACCATCTATGATGTTCGCTACACCTACGATCTTGATGGGCAGACTATCAATATCCCTAGTAATACTGTCCTTGACCTCACCAGTGGTGGTGCTTTCAAGAATGGTAAGATCCGCGTCGGTGAGAATGTCGTCATCAAGGTCTTCCGTATGGACCAGATCTGTGTGGATGTCGAAGGTGACCCCAAGTACATCGATGCAGTGAGGAAGGGCGATAAGGGTGATCCCGGTGAGAGAGGTGCTGATGGCGCTCGTGGTCCTCAAGGTCTCCCAGGTCGTGATGGCACAGAAGGTCGTCCTGGTAGGGATGGTGTCGATGGTAGGCCCGGTCGTGATGGTCGTGATGGTATCAACGGCTCTAACGGTGCTAATGGTAAGGATGGTGCCCCTGGTATCACGCCTAGGTTCAAGGTAGAGGATAACAAGCTCTATGTCTCTTACGACAACAAGAGGACGTGGGAATGGCTGTACACCTTCACTAGCAGTGGTGGTGTTGTTCCTGCACCTGAGCCTAGTCCTACCCCTGATCCTACGCCTAAGCCTCCTACTCCCCAGCCGGATCCCACTCCTAACCCTCCTCAACCAGAACCAGAGCAACCCTCACAGCCCTCATGCTCGTTCGTCTTCCTCAACCGCGCAGACTACAACCTTGCATCGTATCACGCTGGACTACCAGAGGGGATCTACGCATACCAGGTATGTGAGGAGGGTAACGGAAAGAGAAAGGACTTTGGCAAGATCCTGTCTGTAACTAGGGTGCCTGAACGAGATAAGCCCAACGAGAAGTGCGGCCCCGAAGAGTTCGTAAGTCCTATCATAGAGAATGAGATCGCTGTCGACTACGTGGATGTGGTGCAGTTTGTAGAGGACGTTGTCCCCAACGGCACTCGTGGTGTCCTCTCAGTGCTCCTGAGGAAGGGCGAGGCACGTAGGTACGACGAGAAGACTATCGATGCACTCCTCGACAAGTACTCGCGCCTAGAGCTCGCTACGTACTCTCTCTGTGAGGTAGTGAGGGACGGTAGGACTACGCTCGTCTACAAGCGCGTAGGCATCCTCGATCCTATCAACAACGATCGTGATGTCCTCTGCACTGTAGTGGATAAGGCTACCATCGTAAGAGAGCTGTCAGCAAGAACGTCTAACTTCCCATTTGTCAAGTATGTCAAGAATTAGAATTTGCAGGATCAATAAGCCCGGACATCCGCTCCATGGGCTTGTGGTGAACTACCGCGATGCCGACGAGAATGAAGGTGGCGGTGGTGGTGGGGGTGACACCCCTGTAGCCACCGACAAGGAAGCTATCAAGAGCCTTATCTCTGAGGAGATGTACAGCGGTCACATCGGTGTAGGTGTTCACCTCGTAGCTCAGGCTGAGGCTACCAATGACGGCATGAACAATGCTGTCGTACGTCCACAGCTTGGCTCTTACCTCGATATCACCGACGAGACCTTCAATAAGCTGAAGGATAATGTCAGCAGGCTGAAGATCAGGTGTGGTGACTTTGAGAGCTCCTTCAGGTTTGACTACAGGCCTCACCTCGACAGGGAGACCTATGACTTCCCTGACAATAAGACGATCGGTAACTTCGATCTCTATGGCTCAGCTGGAAGGAGACTTCATATCGACGAGTTCGTATGGGGGCAGATCCTCAACAACGCAGCTCGTGAGGAACGCAGGACGAACGTATTCATCCCTAGCGGTACTGGAGATAGGGACTTCTCGGCTATCACAGCTAGGAGAGTAGCACCAGATCAGCTCAACAGGATTGGCGATCTGTCTCTCAATAGCCCAGCCATGGTCGAGAAGTTTGTCCAGTCAGCCGCTCCTCTTCCTTATGGGCGTGCTAACTCAGCTATCCTCTCCAGGGAAGCTAACTGGGGAGATCTCATGATGCCTAACACCAACGCGTCAGGTTATCCAACACAGGAGGTAACGTACACGATTGAGTTCCTCGATGGCTCGTCCTTCTCTGGTAGTGCTACCGTTGAGGTCCGTCCTACATTCTCCACCTACACAGCTTCTAGGCTTCTGAGGAAGGATGAAGATGGATGGAGGTATGGCTTTATTAAGTACCATGCATGATGGAGCTCGCGTTTCAGATCGCAGTAGCAGTCGTAATACTAATCGTAATTCTAAGTATGGCAAAAATCAAATATAGGGTCTGCCGAATTGTCAAGCCTGGATCTCCCCTTAATGGGCAAGTGGTCAGCAAGACACGAGTGGATGACAGTAGGGAAGGTCAGCCAGAGTGGACACCACGTGTTGGTGAGTACGTCTGGATGGATATGCAGAACGGTGGTAGCTCAGCTAAGCCAGTCGCTGGTGCTCCATCTAGTTGGATCAAGGTCCTCTCCACAAGTGGTAAGAGCTTCCTTGAGCTCACTGTCAATGCAGAAGACTACAGGAAGAAGGCAAACATCCCTGGTGGTGTAGACAGCCTCTACCCTAGATTCGCTCTCCTGCAGTACGACTCTAACCTTCAGCCTAAGGCTGTTGTCAATGATGTCCATTCGTTGGTAGGATTCGCCGGTGGCGATGTCCTTGACCTCACAGAGGTTGAGAATAATCATGCTTACATCGTAGCTAATGCTATCAAGTCTAACGGCGCGGCTCCTGTTTCTACGCACTTCGTCTTTATGTCTAATGCCGATCTAAAGAAGAGGGATGAAGCATCATATAAGCTCCGCAATTCAGACTTCAGTCATAGCGATAAGCCGAAGGATGAAGTTGTCTCCTACCTCAAGACTCTCGGCGCAAAGATGGGTATCGACACCTCTAGCGCTACAGATTACACGACACAAGAGTTCCGCTTCCCCTCAGCATATCACCTCTATGGTGACACGCCCGATGAGAATGGTATGTTTGCCTTTGTGCAGTACACGCTAGTTCTGCCCAATGGAGATCAGCGCGTGAGTGTACTTGTCAAGGATGTTCACGACGAAGGATATTCTGATCATCTTTAATAATCAGTTATGATATCTAAAGAAAACATAATAGAGTCCCTCAAGGCTCTTACCAAGAATCTCTTGAGGTCTAGCAGCGGTATCACTGTGGCTGATGGCACTGTCATTGGTAGTTCATCATCGGAAGAGGTTGTGGCTAATATGCCCAACCTCATCTTCCGCAGTGTACCTGAACTGAGGAAGGTAGATCCACTGATCCTCTATGATGGTATCTCAAAGGCTGGTGAGCTTACAAGGTATGACTACAAGGGCAATCCCTGGGAGAACCTAGTCCTTGATATGTACTCTGGAGGTGAGCATGTCTATCATAGGGAGATTGACCTTGGCGTTGCGCTGATGTTTAATATCATCGATGCAGCTGTCTCATCAAGCCTAGTAACAAAGGAGATCTTCGACAGCTTTGAGAATGGTAGGTATAGCTATCCTGCAATCAAGTATCATCTCTGCCACTTCAATATGAAGCTGAGGAGAGGTGATGAAGATACAGAGACGAGGATCCCACTCTTCTACGAGTTGAAGAATGCTCCTCAGCTAGCCTTCTATCGTTGCATTGACCCAGATACGAACTTTGTCACTGACCATGATCCGCTGTTCGGAGGATGGCTGAGGTTAATGTATGCTCTTCCTCGCAATGAGCACTCTAAGAAGATCCTTCTTCTCCTCAAGGACGTTCTCGCTAAGTACCCCATCGCTGGGAATATCGAGAATCTCCTCGGCAATGAAGGCATGCACTTCGGCGGTCTTGGCGCAGAAGAGTTTGAGAATGTAGGTAATCACATGCCTGCAGAGGTGGAAGAACTGAAGATGACTATTCAGGCGGACCCAGGTCCAGCAAGATCAGTCTTTGATGGTATCTCTGCCAGGGCTGCCTTTGCTTGCGCTAAGGTGAACCCCAGTATCACGTTCAAGTCAGGGCATATCAATAACTGTCACGCGATGTTCAAGGGTGTGCGTGGTACTACCACTGATCCTGAGCGAATGAAGAATGAGGTGTACTTCTCTCCTTGTAAGCTCAAGATCGGCTATGAGGGAAAGAAGTATGCGTCAGCTGACTATCCTTTCTTCGGTCTAGTACCTACCACCATCGCAGACTGTTTCAAGTTCTCCTACCTCAACCAGAAGAGCTATGACGAGTTCTTCCTCAAGGCTAACTTCAGGCATTGTAGGGACTTCTCTGGCGCTTTCGCTGAACAAGTCTTTAACAGGGTCTTCAATGCTGAGGAAGATGGTTTCGCTCCTGAGATGGTAGGTCATGGATCCTTCGGTGACTACGGTAAGATCACCATCAAGGATCCAGCGCTCTATGATGAGCACGGATTTCGTAGGGTTGATCCTGTAGCCTTCACCGTGTGGTATCCTGGTATGGATGAGTACGACAAGGATAAGAAGCGCTGGTCGGTGAACCCCACCGGTGGTATCTCCTATATGTGTAAGTACTCACACGTGGCTGTCATCGAACCGATCATCGATTGTACTTATCTTTATACCGATGCTCAGCTGTACCAAGCCTTCCATTGTCCTCCTGGTCAGGTCAACTGGCCTGGCTATCGCGGTCTGAGGAGCCAGATACAGAGTCTGAGGCTTAGGAATCTCGGTAATAGGGACTACAACTTCGCAGGTACTGTCACTGACTGGGCTACGACCAACAACCCAGACTGGAATCTTGAGTCTCTTGATAGAGAGTCTGTAGTCTACCTCCTCAACAACATGAGAGACCAGTCTCTCTACGTCAACGGCAAGGAGGATGAACTCTTCCTTCTTGGTCCATCCTTCAGTCTTAGGATCCCTGAAAAGTGGGAAGCCTACATGACTGGTGGTATGGTTGGCACGCTCGCAAGGAAGGGATGGAGAGTCTACGTTGGTAATGATACCAAGCCTTTGGAAGACTATATCGTCTGCACTGAGGAAGAAGAAGAACCAGATTATTTATAGAATATGAGTTGCGGATGTAACAAGGAGGTTTATAAGCGACCTGAGCGTGAGCCTAAGAAGGTTCATGTCGAACAGCTTTACAGGCGCATAGAGCAAACGCCTTGCTCTGTAGAGAGCAGGAAGCCTGTCTATCCTCAGACCGTCATGCAGGCTGTCTTTGATGGGTACACAGGCAAGCGTCTTGACTATGTCCTCGCAATGGCCAACCATATCTACCTTCCCTGGCGAGGCTGCCTCAAGGATACCCTTAGGCAGATCCCACGCGGCGTTCGTCGTCGTGGTCTCGTCATCACCACGGTAGATGGTGCTGGCCAGGTTATCACTCGTCAGTACACTGGTTCCTGTAGCGATGGCTGTAAGGAGATCACCAATCCCAAGTACTGGTCTCCCATCGGCGCTAACAAGGACACGTTCTACAAGCCCTACAACATCAGGATGCAGGGTCAGAACCTCATCGCTGAGTTCATCGATGACCGAGGTAAGCTCCACGCTCTTCAGACGAAGATCGATGGGCTTTTCCGCTATGAGGTGAAGACCAGGGCATTCCTTGGCGTACCTGAGATGGCTGAGGAAGGAGTAATCTACCTTGTGCCTAACGATGATGCTCCCGGCACGTTCCGCGAGTTTATGAAGGTGAGCTACATGAAGAATGGCCAGCTCGTACATAAGCTCGAGCAGTTTGGTAGTGCCTCAGGTATCTGCCAACGACAGGGTGGCACAGACAGGAGCCTCAAGAGCGTAGTCTACGAGAATGGTGAGCTTGTCTTCCGTGTAGGTCTTAGCCCTGAGGTTGACGCTGACGGCTCCCTTGATGAGATACTCCGTGTACCCTTCGCTGTAGAGAACGGCAACCTCGAAGCTCTGGAGCGTAGGGTGAGGGTCCTTGAGAACAAGGAGGACAAGGATACGATCTTCAATCCTTCTTCTCTCCTCAAGACCATTGATGACCTAACCAACGAGTTGAAGGCTGTCAAGGCCAAGCAGGCAGAGTTTGAGCGCAAACAGGATGTGTACGCAGTGTCTGGTGAGTGGGTCGATGATGACACCATCAAGATCCAGAACAACAATGGTACCAGCTTCCTCATCTCCAAGAATGTCGTGCAGGAATGGCGTGAGCTTCCCGCTAAGACAACCTTCGATGCTCCCCTGCCTGTAGAGTGGGACACGGCTACCGATCCTACGCTGTATGCTGATGAGTCAAGTGTCGTACGCACGGCTGTCCTTGGTAAGCGAGTCCTCATTGAGGAAGAGCTGTACCGCAATGGCAAGCCCACAGGGGCCAAGCGCACGAAGAGTGATGTCCATACCCCAGGTGTGGCAGAGATGCGCAGGCGTGGTGCTAAGAAGCGTCCTGTGGTAACTACGCAGGTAGTGGTAGAGAAGGAAGCTGTACAGCCAGGACCTAACGGACCTGACCAGTACGACAATAATGCCTTCGAGGATGTCGTCGTCACTATCCAGCCTGTAGTTGGTGAGCGCCAGCGTAACGTCACCTACACGCTCATCGATGGTGTACGACAGGATAACCCTCAGTACGGCGAGTGGACTGTCACCAAGCCAGCCAAGCCCGGTTACAGGATCGTAGGTATGAAGAAGAGGCCAGTGGCTGAGACCTACACTACCTACCTCGGCAAGTACCCTCATAGGAGTGGTATCGGTGAGGAAGGACATCCTATCACCGCGGCTGACATCAAGGCTCTGACGGCTACCGTCGCTTCCTCACCTGCAGAGGTGTTCAAGCAGATCACTGTAGTGTCTCACGAGAACTCTAAGTTCTCTTACGCATATCCCAAGAGTCTGGGTGCTGTCACCAATATCATCGATGGTTCGAATGATGATATCAGGGAGAACTTCGATGAGACTACGGTAAGCATTGACGGTGTTGACTACCTTGTCTACACTATCGCTGCACCATTCGGCTCTACGCGTAAGCTCCAGGAAATTCCATTCACTTTTGTTAAGTAATATACATGGCAAGTAATTTCAAGAACGTAGCCATCACCTTTGGCTATGAAGGGGATCTCCCCAACTTTGAGCGCGACCAGTTCGCTACGCTCTCAGACATGAAGGATGTAGTTGACACCATCGATGAAGGTCACATGTCCTTCTGTAAGGAAACGAAGAAGCACTACGTCTTCCAGTCCTCTAACTCAGTAGATGCTACCACTGGTAAGTGGAGGGAGATTGCTGACCCTGCAGCTGTAGAAGCTAGCAAGCAGGCTGTCGATGCGCAGAAACTGAAGCTCCAGACCATCGAGGGTACAGTGACGCAGCAAGGACAGACGATTACCCAGGCTAAGGGTAAGGCTGATGAGAACGCGGGTAAGATCGCTACTCTTGAGTCTACGATCCAGCAGCTGCAAGCTAAGATCGCTCAGCTTGAGTCAGAGAAGGAGATCACTTACCTCAATAGTATTGAGGAATATAATGCCCTTCCTGAGGAAACGAAGAAGAAGCAGCACCTCTTCGTACTCGCTAAGGCTCCACAGGTATAAAACTATGAAGGTGAACGTAACCCTACTGTTGATAGCTATCACGTTATCGGCGGTAGGGTACGCCTCCTTCCTTAGGAATGAGAATCACAGACTTCGCATTGAGGAAGAGAGAGCGTATGGAAATCTTCGCGCAGAGATAGCTGCATCAGATAGCTTGAAGAATCAGAGCAAGCTATACAGGATGACTATCGACGAGCTTGAGCAGAGAGGTGATAGCATTAGCATTGCTCTCCTCAAGACCAAGAAGGAGCTCAAGGTTAAGGATAAGGATCTAAAGGCTCTTGCTGAGTTTAGGTCTGCATTCTCGACTAAGGATACCTTGGTCCTGCGCGATACTATATTTGCCCCTGGGGTCTCCTTAGATACTATCTTAGGAGATGAATGGTACAAGCTAAGGTTGGCGTTACGCTACCCAGATACTCTAAGAACGGACCTGTCAGTGCTGTCAAAGAAGCACATCGTAGTACATACACGCAGGTTTATTCGCAAGCCATCGAAGATCTTCTTCATCCGTTGGTTCCAGAAGAGAAGCACGGAGGTCATCGTTGACGTTAAGGACTTGAACCCCTACATTAGTGAGGAAGGTAGTAGGTTCGTTGAGATTGTAAATTAAAGATGCATGAGTTTATCGTTAGCAGTATTATCAGTATAGTCACCTCGACTATCAGTGCCTTCGTGACGTTCATCTTCACCAAGAAGAAGTACCAAGCGGAGACCGGAGCAATCGAGGTAGCTAACATGAAGGAGAGTCTTGAGTTCTATCAAACGCTTTCCGAAGACAACAAGAGGAGACTTATAGCTCTCCTTGAGGAAAACGAGAAACAGCGCGAGAGCATCGAGAAGCAGCGCGAGGAGATCAGTAGGCAGAGAGAAGAGATCTCAGACCTCAAGGCTCAGATCGCCGAGCTGGCTAGCCTCGTGAAGGAAGCGACAAGGAACGTCGATGCTAATGCTGATCAGATACCCTAAGGCTTATGAAGATTGAACTAAAGAGAGTAGCACTCAAAGAGACGTACACTATCGGTAAGCTATACATCGATGGTGTTTACTTCTGCGATACGCTAGAGGATAAGGTGAGGGACCTGAATGAGAATGGCAGGTTTGACAATGGCGAGCGTAAGGTCATGCATGAGACCGCCATCCCCTATGGTAAGTACAAGGTCGTTGTCAACATGTCCCCACGCTTCGGGAAAGAACTTCCTCGTCTCCTCAATGTCCCTGAGTTTGACGGCATCCTTATCCACGCAGGCAATAACAAGGACCATACGTCTGGCTGCATCCTCGTAGGTAAGAACAAGGTTGTTGGTGGACTTGTAGACTCTAAGACCACGTCTGAGGCTCTCACAGCCCGCCTAAAGGCTTCTCAGCAAAAAGGTGAGGAAATATATATCTTTATCACGCGAGGCTAACAGAGCGCGTTTCTGAGCCTTGTAGTACATATTAAGAGAAAGAACATGAATCCAGAAGAATTTAGTCTTGCTTCATTTGGTCTTGAGGACGGTAGGTACGAAGAACCTGCAGAACCCCAGGGCGTAGCAGATGTCAGTTCAGGTGGGCCAGTAGGACTTCCTGATATCTTCCTCAGAGGCGAGCTCAGCGAGCCGACTCCAGAAGATGGCAATGCTGAACCTGAACCTCAGGAAGAACCTAAGCAAGGCGAAGAACCAGCTGTACCGCAGCCCGAAGAACCAGGCGTAGAACCTATCCATGAGGAAGAAGTCAAAGGTGATAACCTTGGCGGAGACGTGTACTCCGCGTTTGCTCAGGACCTCGTAAAGGGAAACGTCCTCAAGTTCATCGACCCCAAGGAGATTGGCGGAGAGCTTACCCCAGACCAACTCTCAGACCTTATTGACCAGGAAGCGGCTAACCGCGCTGGCGATAAGGTTAAGCGTTTTGAGGAGGCTATGGCTGCAAACGTCACTGTCGATGAGTACACACAGTACTCTAACATCATCGACACCCTGAGTAATATCGACGAGGACCAGCTCACCAAGGAGAATGACGCGCAAGCTGAATCCACCCGACGTGAGCTTATCTACATGTCGTATATCAACAAGGGGTTCTCTGAGGAAAGGGCAAAGCGTGAGGTAGAGAAGTCTATCAATGCCGGCACTGATGTAGCCGACGCTGTCGATGCCCTTCAAGACTGCAAGGACTTCTACGTGAGGTCTTACAACAACCTCCTTGCTCAGCGCGAAGCTGAGGCTAAGGAACAGCAGGCTCAGATCGAGATGCACGCACAGGCTCTCCGTTCAGCTGTGTTAGAAGATAACTCTTTCTATGAGACGCTTGGTGTGGATAACGCTATCCGTGATCTCGCATACAAGGCTCTCACAGAACCAGCATACAAGGATAAGTCCACTGGACAGACGCTCACCGCACTAGAGTACGCCATGCAGAGTGACCCTGTGTCATTCTCTCGCAATGTAGGCGTGCTCTTCGCTCTGACGGATGGTTTCAAGGACCTGTCTAAGATCGGCCAGAAGGCAGTACAGAAGGAGGTCTCCTCAAAGATGTCTGCCTTGGAAGCTAAGCTACGCACGCCAGAGAGGCGTGGTAACTCGCAACTAGTAAGCAGTGGTGGGCCCATGGCTTATCTACCAGATGGCACCCCTGTTAAAATCAGATAGTAATATATGAGTAAGTTAATTCAGAATGGGCTCCAGCCCTTACAGGTAGCAAGGACCTCTGGGTGGACTGGTCTGACGACCGAGAACCACCTCGCATCCATCGGCTATCGCTCTCCCCAGCTTCTGGCGGACTTTATGGTTAACCTTGTGTCACGAAATTCAAAGGGTAGTAACCTCGAGGCTTTCCTGCGCAAGTTCCCCATCAAGTACGTAGAAACGACCAACGACTACGAATGGGACGTCGTCGGCGGCTACAGGCGTAATATCCCTCTGATCCAGGCTCGCGACGAGAGCGGTGCTATCATCGACGAAAACTACGGTAACGTCGGTCGCAACTTCTCTCCCTTCTACCTGGTCTTCCCTGAAGACTACTTCTTCAAGGGTGAGATCATCATGGGTGAGAAGAACGAAGTCTATCCTCTCCACATCCAGGATCACCCTGTCAACGAAGGCTCGCAGGTTGTCTACCGCGTAGTCCTCGCTAACGGCGATGAGAATGGTATCCCTGCAAGGGAGCTTCTGGAAGGTCGCAGGTTCTCATACTCTCACACGATCATCGAGAGTGAAATGTCTCGTAGTGTTGGCGGTATCCGCTTCGGTGAGGCTAACAGGATGCGTAACAACTTCACGAACATCCGTCTCGACTACAAGGTCGCTTCTGAGCGTTTCGTCAAGGAGAACAGCGGTATGATGTTCCTCTACCCCTTCATCGATCCCGACAACGGCAACAAGGTTGAGATCAAGGAAGCATGGGTACACTACACCGAGTGGCTCGCTGAAATCCAGTTCCGCGAAATGAAGGCTAACATGCTTGCCTATGGTCGCTCTACCAAGGGTGCCAACGGTGAGTTCACGCTCTTCGGTGCTTCCGGTAACAAGATCAAGACAGGTGCAGGTCTCTACGAGCAGATCTCCTACGGCAACCAGCACTACTATACGAAGTTTAACATCGAGATGTTCGAACGCGCACTGGTAGACTTCTCTGTCGACAACAAGGAGTTCGGCGAACGTAAGTATATCCTCCGCACTGGTGAGTATGGCGCTATCGCCTTCCACAAGGCTGTCTCTGACTCTGTGAAGGGCTGGGCTTATATCGGTGATGGTAACGCTCCCGCTGTTACGAGGACGAACAGTCCTTACCACGACAACGCTATGTCTGCAGGCTACCAGTTCACTGAGTACCGCGCTCCTAACGGCGTGACGATCACTCTCGACATCGACAGCATGTACGATGACATCGTTCGTAACAAGATCTCTCACCCCCAGGGTGGTACGGCGTTCTCTCATCGCTTCGACCTCTTCGACTGCGGTACGACGGATAACCCCAACATCCAGCTTGTACAGCCTAAGGGTGCAGAAGAACACCGCTCTGTCATCGTGGGTACGACGAGGTACAACGTCGCAGGCACGCTGATGAGCCACGCTCTGAGCGCTTATGGTGGTGGTAGCTACCAGCACTCCGCTAACGACGAGGATAGCGTACAGTTCACTCGCACCGCTACTATGGGTGTATGTGTCCGTGACGCTTCGCGCGTGATGTCGTTCATCCCCTCGATCCTCAGGGACTAAGGCTAACTAAGAATACATAGAATAGAAATGGCAAAGAAATCAACCAACATCGAAGAGTCCGTCCTCGTGAAGAACGAGGGCGGGTTCTCGCTACCTAATAGGAGGGTCAACGTCACGATGATCCCCAAGAAGACCCCACTGGTAACCAGCAAGAACCACGTTCTCGCTTCCGGTAGGGCTCCTGGTGCGACAGTGACGATCTGTGTGCCTGTTAAGATCGATGGATCCTACGTACAGGTTCTGACTGAGGAAGAGCAGGAATGCCTTGTTAAGCTGATGGGTCTCCCCAAGGATGCTCTCTCCAGCTATCTCAGGGTGAATAACTACTGGGATAACTACTCTATCAAGCTCAACGCTGAGGATAAGTCTATTGACCTCAGCACGCCTGAAGGGTACATCGAGTACAAGGTCCTTGCAGCTAACAAGCATATCATTGCTACATCGGCTGAGGAACACAGGAAGAATCCCGACTCTGAGCATCTGTACCTCCTGTCGTTTGAGGATGAGCGTGCTAAGCGCATTGAGGAGGAGGCAGACCTCTCTATCAACGCTATCATGCTTCTCAATGGCATCAGAGACGACCGCGACACCATGCGTGCCGTTCTGGAGCGTCTCACAGGCGCTGCACTGTCCCTCAGGGTTGATAGGTCCTTCCTCCTCAACAAGCTGACTAAGGTCGCACAGGAGTCGCCTAAGCGCTTCATTGAGGTAGCAGGTAATGAGAACCTCGCTTCGATGGTGGTCATCAAGAAGGCTGCAGCTCTCAAGCTCATCTTCAACAAGGGTGGTAAGTTCTATCGTCTGGACAACACGCCCATCTGTAATGTAGATGAGGAGCCAACGCTGGAGAATGCATCAGCATATCTCTCGCGTCCTCAGAATCAGGAGGAGCTCCTGACTCTCAAGGCTAGTATTAAGGACGCAGAAAAGTAGACTATGACGGTACAGGAGCTCTCTCACGAGTTTGATCTTCTATACAACAACCTGTCGAGCAACAGCGCTCCAGGTCTTACTGAGTATGAGAAGAGTCGTCTCCTGACAACAGCACAGGAACAGGTCCTCTCCGCTATCATCGGCGGGGAGGATCTCCCTGGTCTGGACGGCTCCGATGAGAACAGGTCTCGTCTGCACACTCTCCTCAAGGACTATGAAGCTGTAGCATCTGTCACCACCACTACTAGGGAGCTGAAAGGCATCCAGGGCGTGACAAGCTATTCTAGGTTCTTTGCCACACCAGAGGATATGATACAGCCTCTCTACGAGTATGTCAGTGGTGTAGGTGGTTGCGCTATCACAGTCGCACCGGTAAGCCACGACAAGATCGCTAAGAGGCTTGTCAATCCCTTCTCAGGCCCTACCATCCAGCCGCTACGCCTTATGGCAGGTGACATGGTAGAGATCATCTATAAGAAGGATTTCTCTGGCTACTCTATGCGTTATCTTCGCATACCAAAGCCAATCATCTTGGAGGATCTCCAGGATGGGCTCACAATAAATGGAGAGACGAAGGCTCGCACTAGTGAGCTCAATCCGTACCTCCACCGGTCTATCGTTTTACAGGCCGTGCAACTAGCACGTGCCGCATGGAAATAATTATTTATGGGTTACAAGGTTAATCAGGTGCGACAGGTATATGTCGCAAATAAGGTTGAGTTGGCCACTGGCTTTGGTCCTAGTGATCATCTCCCCGAAAAGGGCGACCTCGGTGAGGCTAGGCTGTTCATCAATGACGAGGGCGGCTACATGTACTTCGAGTATCGCACGCACAACGGTGTTGTCCGCACTGACGAGATTCCTCTGGCGAGCATCAACAAGATCCGCCTCACGAAGAAGGAACAGCTCCGTCATCACAAGGATTGCTACAAGATCACGGTCCCCGCTACGTCTACGGTAGAACATCAGAATGTCGACATCTATGTTGATATCTTCGGTATCTACACGAACACGCAGCTGAACAAGATCACCGAATCTATCAACTTCAACTACGATCAGAGCTTCAACCTCGACAAGGATAACTTCCTTCTCGCTGTTCTTGATCTAGCCAAGAGGCTGTATCAGATCCGTGAGAACGCCGTTCAGGTATCCATCGACACCGCAGGTACAGAGGATACGATCGGCACCCTCGTAGAAGTCACGCACGATATGACGTTTGACCAGCTCAAGACCGCTGTTACGAACATCAACGGTCTTGTCCTCAAGGAAAATCAGACGTTCTTCTACAACCCCGCTCACTCGGCTCCTACGTATAGGCTGAGCTTCAAGCCTCGTGTCATGATGACTGGTGCATCAGATAACACGAACATCGTCTGCAAGCGCGTCAAGCTCGACTACACGAATGCTGACAACTACGAGATCAACGGTCCCGTTGTCGCAGATATGGAGCGCTTCCACTTCGGCTTCCGTGGTGATGAGTACCAGGGCCTTGGTCAGGGCTATAAGCTCCCTGTGGGTATGGTAGCTGATCCTACGCAGGAATACGACGCTCTGGATATCCACTACGCTCACATCGGTTCTGGCACTCAGACCTTCCGTAGTGAGAAGGATATCACGCTCTACGGCAAGTACGACGAGCTGAAGGCTCTCCTGGATGGTAAGTTCAAGGACGCTATCAAGAAGGAGCTTCATCCTGCCAAGGATGGTGTCGCCATTCTTGACGAATGCTAACCAACCTCATGTAGAATCTGGGGGTCATCTACACCTGTAGGTGGCCCCCTTATTTCTTAAAGACAAATGATCGAGATCAATGAATTGCTGGTAGACACCAGGGTAAATAAACTAATCATCGACATCAGCGTATCCTCACTATGCTACTATGACAATATGTGGTTGAGGAAGGTCAAGGTCACTGTTGGGGACAAGGTCAAGCATGAGCAGGATATCTCTGCCATCCCTGAGGATATCGCTACAGCTAACCTATGCCGTGAGTTCTGTGGTGTCCTGCCTACTGAGTCTGAGATGGCTCATAATGACCTGAGGAGGAGGAGAGCACGTCTTGAGCTGAGACTGGATAAGATCAACGCTAATGCCACTGATCTTTTCCTCATTGACGTAGAGCTTGCTGGTGCACCTATGGAGAGCACGCCTTGCGGTCTCGACAAGAACAAGTTCCAGCTTATCACCTACGACGAAGGGATCTTCTATCGTCGCGTGAGGAAGAGCATGGGTGTTGGTGAGGAAGGTAAGTATAACAAGTCAGCTGTCATTGACACCATCCTCCTCATGGAGGGTATGCGTGCTGCGGTACGTTGTGGTGATGTCAATGCAGCTAACCGCTTCTGGGCCCTGACTGGTGAGCCTGTGGCTGAGGAGAAGAAAAAATGTAGTAGCTGCAATGACCGATAGAGAAATCATAGATCTTCTACTCGACTATTACGATGGTCTGAGTAAGGGAGAGGCAAAGGACGACAAGGATACGCTCATCGCTATAGAGGTAGCTATCATCGACAGAACCTCGCTAGGTCTCTATGCCACGGTAGAGGAATACAGGTCGATGTTATCTATCCTTTCCTCAGAGCTATCTTTGTGTGGGGTTGACTTCGGCGCAGGCGATCTCATCCTCAATGACCCTGTAGAATCCAATAGGAGGCTCAGGGTCACACAGCGTTGCGAGATACGTGTCGCTGACAATACCTTTAGAATTGAAGTGTAATGGCAACGTACAGAGAACTCATATCCCTGATCACTGACCAGGTCAAGGGTGGCTCAGATGACTTTAGCTTCACCGACGCACACATCGCTTTCCTCATAGACAAGTACCGCGCGCTCCTTATCGAGAAGAAGTACAATGGTAAGGACCCCGGTAGTGAGAACAAGGTGGAGCTATGTGTCAAGCTCAAGCTAAAGAGTATCGACAAGTGCAAGAATATCTTTGAGTCTGTGAGTGTCGATAAGCTACCCTCAATGATCGGTGATTACAATATCGAGGCAGGTGAGCTGACTATAAGCTCAGCCAACACAGATAGGTTCAGACATGCATTGTCCGGAGAGTTCGCCGCTAAGACCATCTACGGCACTATCGGCGGTGACAGGCATCTCAAGCTCAAGGGTCTTGATCCCAGGATGAAGTATCTTAATGAGGTGCGTATCACCTGCATGCCGGCATCCATCCCTGATAAGAAGCTCCTCTGCGATCAGTCTGAGGAAGGACAGGGAGGAGAGTGCGCTGACAACTATGACATCACCATTCCTCTTGAGGAAGGGCTAGTGATGCCTCTCATAGACGCTGTGAGGAAGGATGTACTCTCTACGATGTACAATGCCGATGACTACAAGAACAACGGCATGGACGACCTCCCAGATGTCTACACACTTGCATCAGCTATCTCTCGTCAGCTGAGGAATAGGAAAGCTAAGTGATGAAGAGTATAGGAAGTAAAGAGATCTATCCCTTCCTCAGGCGCGATCTCAAGATGAAGGTAAAGAGGGATATCTTCATAGACATAGTGAAGGACCTTAATGCCGCTCTCTTTGAAGTCTTGCTTGAGGAAGGGATGGTTCGCCTTCCTCTGGACTTAGCTGTTCTCTACCTTGAGCTCAGGGAGTACGAGCCTAGGCTTATCAATGGCAAGCTGGTAGGGCTGCCACCTATCGACTGGGCAAAGACCAACGAGATAAGGAAGAGCGGCCACAAGGGCTTCGTGAGACAGGACTGGAAGCAGAAGCTGATACTACGTAGCAAGAAGTCCATGAGGAGGCGCACAGTAATGCGTCATTACCTCTTTGAGTATTACAGGAGTGCGAAGACTCGCCTCCGCGAACATGAACAAAGACTAATATATGAACAGGTACATAGGTATTGATAGCCTCCTTTCTAGGTTGACCAGGAATCCGAACTTGGCTACCCTAGATAAGGAGGCTGTTGCTGAGTACGTAGCTAGCTTCACGAGGAAGTACGCTGAGCCCGACAGTCTTGATATCTATGAAGACGAGGTGGAGATCAAGCTCTTCCGTGGTAGGCTACCCAAGGACTGCCTCAGGCTTCAGTCCGCGCGTATCGGTCACATCCCCATGAATGAGGTAAGGAAAAGCGGACGTATAGGGAAGTACGAGTATACCCTACGCAATGGTGTTATGCAGTGTGGCTTTGAGAAGGGTAAGATTGATATCTCCTATCTGGCTATGCCGGTGGATGAGGATGGCTTCCCCATGGTCTATGAGGATGAGATGCTCATTGACGCTATCCTCGCCTACATCAAGATGGATCAGTACAAGCTCCTCTTCGACAACAACAAGATCAGCAGGGAATCATCACACCAGGCACAGCAGGACTACGCATGGGCCGTGGGACAGTATCTCGCATCACAGAGGATGCCTACACCTGAGGAGATCATAGAGATCGGTATCAGGGCTAGGTTCTCCGACATAGGTACCAAGAGACGATGAAAGAGAAGGTTATCCGCATAATGGCACGAGGCATGGCGCAGGACCATGCTGAAGCTAGAGCGTCAAATGACTTAGCTTATGAGCTGAGGAATATCCGTATTTCCTCAGACGGCAGTAACACGCTCTTCTCTATAAGCAGCATCAAGGGGACAGAAGCCAAGAGCTCTGTCCCTGGTCGCGTTGTAGCTACTACTGTGATAGGCGACAAAGCTGTTATCCTCAGCAAGCTCGGCAAGGATGGTATGGTCTTCGTCTTCGATGGTGAGAACATCAAGAAGATCTACCAGACTGAGATGAACCTGAGCGACAACGTCGATATGATCGGTGTCGTCGAGCGTGATGATATTGAGAAGGTCTACTGGGTTGATGGTGTCAATCCACTTAGGTCTTTAAATATCCACGACAAGCGTCTAGCCACCAATCCCGATGTTGACTACATCAATAACACCTGGTCTCTATCTTTTGAGGAAGAGGTAAGTGTCACGCAGAGCTGGGGTCGTGGATCAAAGCTGCATAGTGGTAACGTCACCTATCTCTTCACCTACTCTCTTCTTCATGGCAAGGAGTCGAAGGTCTTCGCTGAGTCTGACGTTTACTACATCACTCATTCCGATGGTCGTGGTGGGTCAGGCGAGGACATCATCAACTGTTCCTTCGACATTGAGGTAACAGGTCTAGACCAGAAGGCTGACTTCGTCAATGTGTACAGGATCCTCAGGACTAGTGAAGGTGGTACACCTGACGTGCAGCGCGTTGATTCCATCCCTGTTACTGGTACGAGCGTAGAGTTCCATGACTACGGACAGCCAGGTATTAGTATCGAACCTCAGGCTATTCTGTATCTGGGTAGCAACACTATCATCGCCTCTACGATTGCAGCTAAGGACAACACACTGTTCCTCGGCAATCTTTCCATCCCTGGATTTAAGTTGTCTGAGGAAGAGCAGAGAGAGATCAAGGACCACTACGCTACCGGCAACATATCCTTCAAGCCTGTCGATGTGGATCCTTTCAGAGCTAATCAGGCAGGTAAGGGTCACAAGGACATCTCCGTCCTCATGCCGTACGAGCAATACCCTGTGGCTATCCAGCTCATCAGTAAGACAGGTCAGGAGTCCAATCCTGTACCTGTCGGTGTGTTTACTGCCCCAGACCAACCTTCAAGACTTGTAGTATCTCCACCTCCAGTGATAGGTGACTACGTAGGGTATAGGGTTCTCATCCATTATCCCTCTACTAAGGAGCGTAGGACGATCGCTAATGGTGTACTCTCTCCAACGCTCTATACTGTGGCTGACAGGGAGGACGGTGTACCATACGCCTTCTCCTCATACTGCTTTAGGCCTATCACGCGTGACGAGCTGCTACCGGAAAGTCTCGGCGACATGACGGTCAACAAGTCCCTCTTCAGGAAGGAGGTGGACCAACCTTTCTTCAAGTCGAGCTCTACCACTCTTGGCCTCGCCTCCGCGCAGGTGAGGGTGTGCGCTGACGTGCAGACCTTCAACACGCCTGATATCCAGGACTGCTATGATGAGGATGTAGAGATACACGTCAAGACACTTAATGATCCTATCGAGTCTTACGTCTACAGAGATACGAGGCTTGAGGAAGGGAAGTGGAATGACATGTCCGCCATCTACGACCATGAGTCTCTCCTCAGGCCCTCTCTGTCAACCTCTATCAGCACCACGACAAGGCTAGAGCCAGGCGCAGAGATCTTGAGAGTATCTACGCTGGAGTCTGATATGGTCGGTGTAGCTATGCCGTTGTTCTCCACCAAGGATACCTCCGGTGGTAAGGTGGTAGAGAACACGACCGCAAGGCTGTCTGTGTACGGCCAGGCTACGACTAACGAGTCGTCCTTCAACTGCAAGGCATCTACCTGGCGTAATAACGGTCCCTCTCTTCAGAAAGTAGCTGATCAGACTTACCTTGGTGAGGTGGACAAGATCCTCCCAGCTATCAAGGGTGCTACGTCAAGGTTTCTTGGTGTAGACGGTAAGGGTAAGGCTAGGTCAGTACAGAGCGTCAGTGGACCAACTAGGATGAAGTACGGAACGTCAGACCACTTCGTCATCAAGTTCAATAAGGACGATCTCGCTAGTAACCACGTCAAGCGTGACACTCTCCCAGCAAGTGCTATACAGGACTTCATCAACACGATGGAAGGTAGGTGGTTCACCCATGACTATGATCCTCAAGGTGGCGCTAACTTCGGTGGTGCTAAGAACTGTTGGGGACCTGTCTCTATCGAGTTCCACGATGGCGACTTCCCTGGGACTTCCTACGCTGATGTAGCGACTACGTTCTTTGCTACGGTTGAGGAAGTAAGAGAGAGTATGAGGCCTAGCTGGCTTACTCTTGACGTAGATAACGGCGATCAGACCTTCTACTACGCCACACCTCCTGGTGGTGTCTACTGGAATAAGCATGAGGCCATGGATGATAAGAAGGGTAAGATGCGTATTATCCAGCCCTACACCAAGGATTCTGGTGATGTCATCGACTCTAATGGCGTACCCTTCAGGCACTCTATCTACAAGACTGACGCTACGTCTGTAGGTCTGTGGTTGATGTTCGCGTCAAGGAAGAAGATAGCATTGGGCGTTGGCTCGTCAAGTAGCGACAGGGATGACCTCAGGGCACTGATGAGAGAGATCATCAAGGTCACAGCTGATAAGCTCATGAGGAGGTACAACCAAGTTGATCTCTCCTCAAAGAGTCTTGTAAAAGCTCCTCTTACCGGCTCTATCCTTCCCATAGCTATCATGACGAGGGAAGCACCGTCCTATGATATTGAGAGCCTCATGTGGGAAGCCTATTCTTATGTGACACCCACTGCTAAGAGTGCTACAGGAGGAGGTGATGCCTACTATCAGACGACAACGCTCTTCAAGACTATCCCTTCCTCAGAAGCTAATAAGGTGACTGACATCATCGACATTCCTCTCCTCACCAGGGTGAACCAGCTTGGTAGGTATGATAGGAATATCGGGATCAAGACACCGCAGGCTATGAGCATGGACAACGTCAATAAGATGAACGATGTCTACAATGACAGGATGAAGCTCAAGACTTACGACATCATCCCTGACTACATGCTCACGTCGTATCACCCAGCATCATTCACGTGGAGTAAGACGAAGCAGAACGGTGAGTTCATAGATAACTACACTCACTTCAGTGGTGCGTCGACAGCTTCCCTTGATGGCATCTGTGGTGGTATCACTAGGATCCTCTCCTCATCTGACAGACTCTTCTTCGTACAGAGACAGGGTATAGGGCTTATCAACTACAACAGTAGAGTACAGGTCCAGGCATCTGATGGTGTACCTATCGAGATCAGCAATAGTCGTAAGGTCGATGGTCACAGGTATATGTCTAAGGAGATTGGTACAGGCTCTCTGAGGAGGGTGTGCCATTCCGCTTCGGCTCTATATCTCCTTGATGATCGCACCAGCACGCTTTACAGCCTCTCTGATGGCTTATCCCCCATTTCTAAGCAGAAGTCTATGCAGGACTATTTATCGTCCACCACAGGGGCTGTGTTGCTCTCAGAGGGGGTGATGAATAGGATTCACGTCTGTACTAAGGATGAGACGCTGTGCTACAATGAGGAGCTGCAGTCCTTCGAGTCGTTCTATGACTACAAGAAGATCGAGGAGATGTTCGTGTTAGGTCAGTCAGTCTACAGCTTAGCTTATGGCTATCTCTGGCGCAATGAGTCGGTGTATGGTACTGGTCTGTATGGTCAGGCTCTCGACTGGTCTATCCACTACAGGGTGAACCCCGAAGGAGCTGGCGAGGATAAGATCTTCACTAGCCTCGATGTGCGTGGCGATACCTGGGATGGTGATAGGCTGATCGAGCTTGACCTCACCCACATGGACGTGTGGACGGAGTATCAGCGCACAACAGGATATGGGATTAACTTTGTAACGAACTATCCGTCAAGCATGAAGGAGAAGTTCAGGATTTACAGGATACAGATCCCTAGAGACGCGCAGAGTAAGTTCAAGATGGATCGTATCAGGAATCCTTGGATGCATCTTAGGCTGCACTCTAAGGGTGGGCTACTCTACAAGAGCATCATTCACGATATAACTGTTCACTATTACGAGTGATATATATGACAGAATCAGAAATAAGGGCGGCTAGGGCAAGTCGTATCGCAGGTAAGATCTCGGGGGCTATCTCCGGGATCTCTGCCATACGCGATGCTTTCCTCACGTCCAGTAAGCTAAAGGATACTAGCGGTCTTGAGAAGGAGGCGCAGTACCATACCGGTCCTGTGGGTGTTGATAGTAATGACGCACTCATGGCTCAATGGGAAGCTATTGATCCACTTGACTCAGTATCGTACTCTCAGGTGAGGGACGATGGCAATGCTATCGGTGGTATCGCATCAGGCATCCTTGGTGGTGCTGGTGCAGGTACAGCCTTTGGACCTATTGGATCTATCATCGGTGGTGGTCTAGGCCTCATCGGTGGTGTTGCTGGGGCCTTCAAGGGTAGTGCTGATGCCAGAGAGCGACAGCGTCAGCTTAATGAGCAGAGGGCTATCGCTAACAATGAAGTAAATAGATCCTTCCTCACCGCAGCTCAGTCTGTGGATAGGAGTAACGACACCAGGCTTCAACAGCAGTTCTTCGCTGACGGTGGTGTGACTGAGTTCAACGCTGGTGGTACTCACGAGACTAATCCCAATGGTGGTGTGCAGTTCGGCATCAATGGTGAAGGCCAACCTATGTTGGCTGAGGAAGGAGAGATTAAGGTAGGTAATTATATGTTCTCAGATCGACTAGAAGAAAGCAAGGGTAAGACCTTTGCCAAGGCAGCAAGGAAGCTAGCTAAGTCTCTTGAGCAGCGTCCTAATGATCCTATCGAGAAGCGTAGGTTCGAGGTAGAGACAGCTAGGCTTGCAGAGAGGCAGGAACAGATCAAGGCTTTGACTCAACCATCTCTTCCTCAAGGACAGATCTTCGCCAAGGGTGGTGCTATCTCTCCTCTCCTCAGGTACGCTCCTGCAGCCCTATCAGGTCTCAATGTCCTTCGTGATACCTTCGGTGCCACGAATAAGGATGACTTCTCCAGGGCTGACAGGATCGAGCGTGAGTATGTGAAGACGTTCAAGGAGGCTCCCATCAGGACACCAGAGATCGTAAAGGATACCTACAAGCCCTTCGACACAGACTACACGGCTAGTAAGATCATCGCTCAGGGTAATGCCTTGAGGAATGCGATAATCAATGGCTCCGGTGGTAATGGTCTTGGTGCTGTCGCCGGGTTGCTTGCCTCTGGGCATAACACTCAGCAGGCTCTTGCTGATGCTAAGATCAAGGCTGATGAGTTCAACGATCAGAGGAGGAGGGCTGTTATTGGCTTCAACAGACAACAGGAAGCACAGAACCTTCAGTTCATCCTCCAGCAGGAGGCAGCTAACAGACAGATCGCAGCACAGAGGTTGCAAGGTATTGAAAGGTCTGAGGCGATGAGGGCGGCTGAGGAAGCGACAAATGCGCAGGCCAGGTCTACTAACCTCAACAACTTCGCAATGAACCTCAGCTCCATCGGTGAGACGGCTCTCAACAGGAGACTGGTTGCTGCCGTGCATGGGTACACCTTCGATGACCTTGGCAACATCATAAGGACACCAGGGTACTCTCCAGACTATGCTGTTCCTCAAACCACGACACAGCCAGCCAATCCAGGGACCATAGATCTCACGACGCTGTTTGACTGGACTAAGAAGCATGACCTGTCTCTGGGAGCTAGTCCTGGCACGGTAGTATCACCGCCACTACAAGGGTTAGCCCTCCTCAAGAGACCTAAGTAACAGATATGGAAGAGTGGTGGCGACAGTGCCATCATTCTTCCGTACCTTTGAAGAGATACTAATAATAATAGATAATGGCTAAAACGACAGTTACCACAGCGGTAATGCAGCCTACCTCCTTCGACCAGATGGCTCGCATCATTGAGCCTCTAGCGAGACGTGAGGAAGAGTACTATACTACCGCCATACAGTCCCATACAGACCTTATGTCTCTTTCCTCAGCCCTATCTGCAGAGGATAAGAATAGTGACTTCTACAAGGGCACTATCGCTCCTATGCTATCTAAGCTCAGCGGGTATGCTGATAGGATTGCCAAGGAAGGGGTCATCTCTGATGGCGCGTACAACAGAGCAATGATGCAAGACCTGGTGAAGCTCAAGGGTCAGTACCTCCAAGGGTCTAACCAGCTCAAGGACGCTCTTACTAGGCGAGCACAGTACAACGATATGGCTTCTAAGGCTAGGCTGCAGGATCCCTCCGCAGTCGTCCTTGGCAAGGATCTATCCATCCAATCATTCATCGATGATCCTAATAAGGTAGCTCCTCTCCTCTTCTCTGGTGAGGATGCTAGGAAGCGAGCATTCGACTACCTTGCAGCTTGGAGAAACAGCACACAGGACCTCAAGCTTATCGGCAACATCGATAGGCTTACTAGGATCCTGCGGACAGTGAAGGGGTCAAGCGCTGAAGATGTGTACAAGGCTATCGGCCAGCACTTCTCAGATCCTAAGAATCCTCTCACTGAGCTTTACAACCAGGTCCTTCATCAAGTCAAGTCCTCCTATGGTGAGGATATCAGGAAGCACCTTGATGAACCTGAGGCTAACTTCGCTCTTGTCCATGGCGTACAGCGTGGGATGATTGGTGCCGCAGGTGGTGACGCTATGACTCCATTTGAGGATAAGGAGGCTATCATGATGCTCCAAGATAGGCTGGCTAGAGCTCGCGAATCAGCAAGACACAATAACGGTGGAGGTCATAGAGGCGGAAATGGTGGTGCTGCAGGTAGTCCTGATATGACTGGTGGTACTATTACCCTACAAGCAAGAGGGGGCGGTAAGGCTGGTATCTGGTCTGGTGCTGTAGGACGTACCCTCGTCCAATCAACGTATCAGGCTGCAGCAAATAGATACAACAGGCTTCCAGCATCTTCTAAAACGCCAGCCAAATTCAGTGAGATGCTCACTGAGTCGTTTGCGAAGACCTTTGGTAGTCAGAACTTACCAACCGTAGCCAAGATGCTCCAACCTGCAGGGTTCACATGGAATGGAAATAAGCTGTTAGCTCCAAGTGCAAAATCAGCAGACGGCAAGGGTGTGAGGTTCACTCCGAACTTCAACGCTATCCAGAGTACACCTGAGATCAACAATGGCCTGTATGCTATGACTGCGAAGAACAACGTGGCCGGCTACTTCAATGTATCATCTGATACGGCTAATGATATTCTTCAGCTCGCTATCACTGGTGCATACGGAGATGACTATAAGAGGGGGATTATTAAGCAGACAGCCGATGGGGATAATACCTCAAAGAATGATCAGCTTGGCGAAATCGATGCATTTGTCAAGAGCTTCAGAGAAGGCACAAGACCAAAGAGTGCTCGAGTAGTACAGACCTCAGATGGTAGGATGTACTATGAGGCACAGTACATCAATGGTAGCACGAAGCAGCCTGCATCGATCCTCGTGCCCCTCTCAACGTCAAGGAACATACAACAGCAAATGGGCGTAGGATCTGAGTACGACTTCAATACCTCTGAGGAATCACTCATGCAGAAGAAGCTATTCATGGCCAAGTATCAATCTGTCATCGAGAACAAGCGCGCTGGTGCATCTATCGACGAGGACCAGGTGGCTATCTTGGATCAGAACATGCCACTGCTTCTTGACCCGACCAATCAAATCCCTGGATATTAAAGACAAATATGGGAAGAGCAAAAAGAAAAGTATTCAGGCCAATCTTCGGCCGAGATATCACGTCCAGCTCTGGGCGTAGGACACAGGAGCGCATAGATAATGAGTTCCGCGCAGCTCAAGAGTTGTACGACATCAATGCTGAGAAGTACCGCGCTTCAGCCATCAGGAGCCTTGAGGGTAGCCTTGAAGGTCTCAATGAGGCTGAGAGGCAGATTGCGATTGACAAGGCGATCGCTAACATCATGCCTAAGGAGGAGAACCCCTTTGCAGATATCAGCTCCAACCCCGAGACCGAAGGGGCTATCCAGCAGGACGAGAAGAGGGCTAAGGCGAAGGGCGATGACTACGGCCTCCTCGACAAGGCTGAGGTCTGGATGAACGCATCCATGAATAAGCTCCTTGCTAACGCTACCCAGTCTGTGAAGGCTGGATCAGACGTTATCAGGGGAGCGTCAGACTACTTCTTCAGCGGGAATGATGTGTCCCCTAACTACATGCTCAGCGACGCTGTACAGCAAGAAGGCAAGGGTGCACTCTATAGCATCTTCGGCGCAGGGAATAAGTACTTAGCTGAGACTGCAGGGTTTGCAGATAGGGCTATCCAGGCAGCTGAGGCATCTCTTGCTAGTCGAGGTATGGACTCTGGCTTCTGGCACGCTGCATCTGACATGGTAGGTCAATGGGGCTTCACCTACGGTGGTATGGCTACAGCTGCTCTTGGTAGACTTGGTGGTGCCTTCTCTGGTCTTGGTAGTCTATCTAAGTCTGTCACCGCAGCTGCAAGATGGGCTAAGGCATCTGAGTACACAAGGAAGATGTTCTCAGCTTCTTCACTCTTCTATGGTGCGCTCAGTGAAGCAGCTGTAGAGTCGTATGGCGTGAGTAAGTCTCTTGAGGAAGGCAAGAAGGGTCAGCTTGATCAACTGATGGCAATGATGCAGAAGGACTTCGATCAGGACTTCTACTCTTACGAGCGTAAGTACGGTGCTATAAAGTTCTCTGACTTTGCCGACACTATTCTTGCTTCCTCAGGAATGGACCCCAGACTCAAGCGAGAGGTGGCCAGTGTCTTGTCGGGTGAGTCCAAGAATCCATCTGCCAGCGCTGTAGCCGCAGCTAACGCTATCGTGTCACAATACAAGGCTCATGCTGAGGAGGCTATCCTGCAGAACGCTAGCGATGAGATCGACCAGCGCAATGGTCTTGCAGCTGGTTGGACTGCAGGTCTCAACACCGTCCTCCTTACCTTCATGAATAAGTACACCTACGAGCTAGCCACTGATAAGCTCGCTGGTGCTAGCCGTTTGAGGAAGGCTGGTAGGTTTGGTGCTCTTGGTAGTACGCTCATCAACGCTTCTGCAGAAGGTATTGAGGAAGTAGTACAGGGTGGTATTAGTAAGGGCGCAGAGAATATCGGCAAGAGATCTGTCGATGAGATGCTCCGCGCTTCTACCATCTCAGAAAGGAACAGTACCTCTATCGGGATACTAGGGTCTCTTACTGAGATTGGTAAGGGGATGTGGGATACCACAACCTCCGCTTCTACGTGGACTGACGAAGCTCTGCCTGCCATCGTCAGCACTCTCCTCATGCCCATGTACAAGGGTAGTAAGTTTGCTAACGACAGTCATAGAACCGATGCCTTCGGTGACGCAAGGCAGACCAAGAAGAGCTGGTTGAGTAAGCTGTATGACGGCAGTCCTATTGGTATTTCCGGTGTAGAGCGTTACCGAGACTACAAGTATTCCGGCGGCAAGCAGCGCACGTCAGATGAGGCCATCGAGGCTATGACCAAGATGATCAATGGTAGACACGAGCAACTGACCAATGAGGAGAAGAAGGTAATGACTGAGGTCTTCGGTCAGAACTACGCTGAGGTAGTCCACGAGACCTATCAGAGCGTTGTCGATGCTATGGCTTCAGCTGACCGTATGAACACTCTTCTCGCCAGGGTAGCACAATCTACTACTGCTGACTCAGCTGACGTAGAGGCGGCAGAGGAGCTCACTAAGGCTCACAATGTAGCCACCATGCTCAGTGTGATGTACAACAGCTCTATAGGTCAGGCTAACTTCAGTAAGCGTAACTTCGGCCAGTGGACTTCTGACATGATGAGGTCTACTCGTGAGTTTGGTGCTGACATGGGTCACGCTATCTCCTCCCTCCTTGGGGCCAACACTGAGGAGAAGGAAGCCAGGTATCAGGCTGCCGTCGCTAAGCGTGAGGCTGACAGGGCTGCACGTGAGGAAGCAAGAAGGTCTGAGTCAGATCCATTCGCTGAGGTGCCTGATAATCTCCGTCCCTTCCTCAACTTCCTTGATGTCAAGGAGACTGATGAGGCTACCCTTGTCAGTATCGCTAGGCAGCGTATCGAGAACACACTCGATCCTGAGGAGAAGAAAAAGATGGAGGAAGCCTACTTCCAGGGTGAGGGATCCGACAAGCTCACCGAGAAGGCTATCAAGGACATTGCTGGCGAGATCAACAAGCAGAAGCATACCCTTGCCGACATCGCTGTAGACTATAGCAATACCAGGAGGTTCCTTGATCTTACCTCTAAGCCTGGTGAGTTTAGCGGTCGTGAGAAGAGTCGTATCGCAGCAGCTGCAGCTAGCTTCAATCACCTGAGGAGGCTAGCCTCAGAACACCTTGATGCAATGGAGGGTGAAGTTGCCGGTCTCTACAAGGAGATCTCTGATGCTGCAGAAAGCAGGATGTCTGAGCTACTGAAGGATCGTGAGGCTATGCGTGACAACCTCAACACTGATGACGAGCAAAGGAAGAGTCAGCTTGAGGCTAACATCGAAGCCATCAACCAGGAGATCGCGGCGCTGGAGAGGGAGATGCGCCACATCGAGGAAATGCAGAAGAAGAATCAGGAGAGGGGCAAGCAGAACTACTCTAACACTCTTGGTGGCTGGGAAGAGTTCATGAAGAGGCTTGAGGACTTCGATGATCTCAGCTCTACTTATATTCGTGCTGCATTTATAGCTGGCAACGAAGACCTTGCCAATAGACTTAAAGCTCTTGCTCACAACGAAGGGACGATGTCCGAGAATGGTAAGCTCGCCATCAGGTTCGCTAAGGAGGCTGTATCCGGTATTGAGTCTCTCAACAAGATGCTTGAGGATAAGAAGGCTCGTGAGGACCTTGTAGCTCGTGCTACTGAGGAAGAGGAGAAAAAGGCTGAGGTTGAGGGTGAAGAGATCGTAGATAACGGAGAACCTATCCAGGCTGTAGAAGAAGCCGAAAAACTAGGTAGTGAGAACGGTGTAACGTCCGAGACTACACAGGCTATGAGGAAAGGCGCTGAGAAGGCAATCGCCAAGACAGAGCCCGGGACACTCTCCCTCTCTCAGTACAAGTCTGCGGTCCATGACACTATCAAAAGTATACTTCTTGGCAGTGATAGATTCATGGATATCCTGAGTCAATATGGTCTTGATAATGCAGCCTCTGAAAAGTTCATCGAGGATTTCATCCGTGCGGTAAACGACTTTATCGGCACTGGGTCTGTTAGAGGATACTCCGACTACAGGCATATCATGCGTGGTGTTCTGTCTAGCCTTATGGATCGCGCGAAGCACCCAGGGTTAGATCAGACCCTCTTTGGATTCCAGAATGACGAGCTAATCGATTCAGTAAGTGATTGGGTCTATGAGAACATCGATACATTCCCAGAGGATCCTACCAGCCCTATCAAGGTTCTGCCATCAAGAAAAGATAGGCCTAATGGAGATCGCAACGTAGACTCTATCGAGTTCGATAAGCCCATGGAACAAGAGATAGCATCTGTATCCGTCGGTGGTGTTACTGTGCTCAACTCAAGGATGTCATCACGCATCCAGGGGGTCTTCTGGAGCGGCAATGCTATTGCTGATATGCTTCGCAATGGTAATGCTAAGATCAATACATCTATCACCTTTGCTGACGGGAAGGCCACTATAAGTATTTCTATTAGTACGGACCGTGGTACATATACTTTCAGTATCGGGCTTGACTATGATAATCTGAGGAACAGGCTACAGACAGACGTAAGCCTTAGTGTCCTCGCCTCTGACATTGTCGATATCATCTTCGATGCCAATGAAAAGGCTATCACGACGGAGCTTCAGAAGGCCGACAAGGAATACACAGTTCTCAAGGAGGCGGCTGAGAAGAACGAGATCAAGGCAGGTGAGGGCCAAAGCGATGACAACGCCCCTCTGGCAACCAATGAAAAGCCTGAAGTTAAAACCTCTAAGCCTGCAAGTTCTACCGCGCAGAAGAGTAGGTCTGAGTTTTTCAATGAGCTCAGAGATATTCTCACGGGCCTGTTGAACTTTATCAAAAGGCCTAATCTTTATGAACTAAAATCTGAAGAGGCTAATCAGATTCTTGATCGCCTTGTTGAGTATATAGAGACTTCAGTTATTTCTAAGGTCGAGGCAGGTAGACCTTTAGATGTGAAGGAGGCGATTAAGGAAGCCGTAGAATCTCTTAAACGCAATGATAGTATAGCTAGCGACGTATTTGGCTCCTCAAAAGAAGAGCTTCTCTGGCCCGTCTATGAATCTGTCTTAGGCAATCTATATAAGTTCTACAGCCTTACAACTCCTTCTCCTCAAGAGGAATCTCCTAAGTCGTCCAAACCTGAGGAGGCACCAGAGTCCAAACCAGCACCTCCAGCTCCTCCTACCTCTACAGGTGGTAGTGCTACTCTTGCCCTTCCCAAGGTAGAGTCGCTCACCCTCTGGGATGCCTACAACCCCGGACTCAATGGGAAGAATCTTTCCTCTTTATCGGATGAGTGGCAAGAGAGGATAAGGAAGTGGTATGAGGAAAAGAACGTAGGTCTCAACCTCAAGAACGCTAAGGGCAAAGAGATCTTCTATGGGTTTACTGAGGAGCTATCTGAGAATGGTGATATCAGCAACTCTCCCCTCGTTATCTATGTGAAGGACGAGCAGGGTCAGTTTGTGCCTATCGGTCTCCTGCCAGCGAGTACTAGCGGTAACACACAGGCTCTGATCAATAACGCTCGTGTCGTAGCTACCGAGGATAAGAAGTTCAATATCTTCTCTTCCTCAGACCTCAATGCTCCGAAGGTAACTGTCAGCAAGGTCAAGTATTCAGATTTCAAAAGTCAGCGCGTCATAGGAGGTAAGACCATTGAAGCTCAGACGATCGAGAATGCTGTTGAGGAAGAGCTAGAGAGGGAACAGGTGGCTATCTCTGTCACCGCATTCCCTGGTGGTGAGGATGGTGTTAAACACAGCGTCAAAACTCACAACACCCCTCTCATGAAGGATAGTTTTGATGCTATCAAAGCTCTACTTAAAGAGAAGGAGGACTTCCTAAAGGAGAACTATGGTCAGACCTACTTCGTTGTAGTCACCAATGGCAAGAACGGTCCTAAGCCCATCCTTGTCGGCGTAAAGGGCAAGAATAGCTTCGTAGAGCTTATTCAAGGTAATGCTGGAAAGAGTGATACCTCAAAGCTCGCCAATGAATACATGGATGAGTTGGCAAGGAGGTTTGACGAGGCGAAGGCTAACGGTACAAATGGCGTTGGTGTCTCGATCAGTGGCGATCTCGGCGAGAAGTATGTAAATGAGTTTGGTGATAGCTTCGTCAGATCAATAAGGATTGAGGAAGAAGGCAAGGTCAGGATCATCTTCTCTAAGAGGCTCTACGATAAGGAGAATCCAACAGCCCTTATGGATGTTGATGTCGTGCTTGACCAGAATCTCAAGACGACTAAGGAACAGCTAGCCGAGGCTATTGTCAGGGCGATGCAAGCTATCAAGATCGATGAGCGTAGGATAGCTGTGCCTGTAGACATCATGACCGACAAGGAGAAGCTAGAATCCTTCCTCAAGAGGAACATGCGAATGACCAATGTCCGAAGTGAGGCTGGCTTTGAAGCTCTCTCTGATGGTGCTGTTGATGAGGAAGGCAATAAGACTACCCCTGAACCTATCTCTCCTCCTCAGGGACCTGATGGCACGCAACCTACAGCTACGCCAGCACCTAGGGTGGCTGAATCCGCAGTAGGTAAGCCCGGAGAAAGTGACGGTCCATTCGGCTCAGCTACCGAAAACTCACTTGATAAGATCAAGGATAAGCTCGCCGAGGATCTCGCTAATCAAGGGTACGACACTGTTGTCAAGAGTTCAACCTCTCCTCATATCGCAGCTTCCAGCAATGGTAGGATCTATATGTTCGAGATCAACGCTGTCGATGGCTCGTACAAGCAGGTGGAGTGGAGCCAGATGCATCCTACCCTCAAGGCTGATGCTTTTGCCCTTATCAATAGCGCACAGGCATCTGACTTCAAGGTCAGTGATCGTGGTAGGCTCTTTGAGTATGGCGATGAGCTTAGCGGCACCACACACACTATCGTTGTACGTAGATCGACCAAGGGTGCTTCTACCAGAGGTGAGAGGGTAGATAGTAGTAGCAACGCTGATAGGGTCATTGCTCTTGCCGGGAAGAAGAAGCATGAGATAGCCGAGGCAATCAAGGTTGAGCCTACACTTAGGGGACTTATTCTTGAACTTGCAGCTAAGGGTGTCACCTCAAGTACCCCGCTCTACTTCTCTCAGCATACCATCAATGGTAATACCTATGGTGGTGGTCACAAGGTTATCCTACAAGCAAAGGATACGGATGGTAATCTTCACAGCGTTGAGGTAGAGATAGACAATGAGTTTGGTGCTGAGATGGACAAGATCGCTGCAGTAGTCCGTGAGCGGTCCGTCAAGAAGGTCGCTGAAGGATTTGCCATGATCTCTGACGTGAAGATGAAGGATCCCAACAAGAATGTAATCACCGGTGAAGCTGATATCGTCTTCTTCAGAAACGATGAAGGTCAGACCCAGGCGATCGTGGCTGATGTAAAGAGTACCGCTATCCCAAGCAAGGACTCGTCTCCAAGAGAGAAGATCAAGGAGAAAGACCATGATGGCGTTCGCCTTATAGAGAAGTACAAGGACCAGGTCGGTCGATATGAGAATCATATCAAGTCTCTTGGCATCAACATCGCAGAGCAAGGGTACCTGATAGCCGTTGGCTACTCCACTCTCGATGAAGCGGCTGTAGTCGAGGATGCCTCTCTCAAATCAGAGGATATCAAGGTGGATACAAAGCCATCAAGAAGAAAGTCCGAGAAGAAGGGCGCTGAGGTAGAAGAACGAGAAGCACTACTCCCATTTGAGAGAGGTGATGTCTTCAAGGAAGTCCACGATGTTGCTAGACTCCTTCCTCAAGGATCCCTCTACCAGGCGCTTAGGATTTACACAGGTGTCGCTGAAGTTGCTCCTGGTGTCTGGGGCAGGTATCGTGATGGTATCATCGAGGTTGCTAGTGGTGCTTCAGCTGGTACTCTCTACCACGAGGCTATGCACTTCATCTACGAGAAGCTCCTCACAGATGCTGATAGGGGTATGCTAGTATCAGGCTTGTCAGAGGTGACTGAGGAACAGATCAGGGAGATCTTCGTCAACCAGATACCCATCGCCTACGCTCGTGATGTCCGAGAGCTCTCTGCAGAACTCTTCCGCCTGTGGATGCAGACCAAGGGTGATAAGGCAGCACGTAAGGCTCTTGAGGAGAAGATCACTAGGCTTACACCTAAGAAGAAGGGCTTCTGGGGTCGATTGCAGGCCCTCTGGGAGCGTATCAAGGCTGCCCTGGGGTACACTCCTAAGTCGAGCATTGTAAGCGTCCTGACGGGCATTGAGGGTGGTAACTACTCTCATGTATCCGTAGCCTCAAGGGTGAACGCTACCAACCTCTCCTCACCCATAGAGGGTGCTGTAGAGTCAATGCTTAGGTATGGTCTTATGAGTGAGGACGACTTCAACAATGCCTATAATCCTTACTCAGTGCTTGCATCAAGGAATATGGCCCAGCTGGTATATGATAGGTTCATGGCTATTGCTTATGACTCACTGAAGGTCCTTGAGGAAGGACTAGAAGAGACAGAGCATGCCGGTCGTGTCAGGCGTATGGAGGCCACCTTTGATGATGCTGTAGCCGTGTTACGTGATGCGGCAGAGTTCTCTGAGGATGCAATGCATGCTGTTGAGATTATCGATGAGCTTGGTCTTGATAGTAATACCAGGACCCTCCAGGAGATGGATCCTCTTGAGGAAAGGACAGATAACCTCCTTGGTCAGACGCTTGCAGGCTGTAGATAACACTCACCTGTAGCTTATACAAAAAGAATCCCCCATCCTTCTTCAGGGTGGGGGATCTTTCTTTTCTAGTAAGCAACGTCTAGGCCATCTCCGTCCGAGTCACTTCTTTCAAATACCTCATAGTCGGATAGACCTTCACCTGCTAGATTCTCATACTTCATGAAGAAGCTGTCAGGCAATGGTGTCAAGTAGCTAGGCTGGTACTTCTTGATATCCTTCATCTGCTTCTCCCTGAATTGGTCGTTGATGAATGGCACGTTGAACATGTTCCTACCTATGACACCCACGATAAAGACATTCCAGAAGGTCTTATCTGCAGGAGATCCATTCTCCATGTCATTCTTATACCTTCTCCAGGTCTTCACGATGAAGCTATCATCCGACTCCTCAATATGCCTATTCTCGTTCTCCCACTCAGTGGGGTTAGCTTTCTTGCGTCCCTCCTGGCTGTTGCTAGCTATCCGGTTGTACGTATCACCTATCCCGCTGAATAGACTCATCATGGTCTTATACCCCGCTACACCACTGGTCGCCATTGACTCAATACTCTGTCCGAAGTCCATCTTCTTCATGCCGGCACCATCACCAAGCATATTGTTCTGTACCATAGCCATAGCGAAGGCAATAGGATCTCCAGGATGAAGCTCATTAGATCCAGCGCTAGCGAGACCATAGAGGTCGGCTATGAAGCCAAGGCTTATCTCCTTCATCTCCTTGTTGAGATGCCTTCTCGCGGACTCCATCTCGGATGACGTGGCGTTATCTGCGGCCTCATTAAACCTCGCGTAGTTCCTCCTCATGCGGTCGTAGAGGTCAGTGTGAATCAGATCCCACTTTACAGCCAATGGCCCAAGGATAGGCGTGAGGCTCATGAGGAAGTGCATAGCAAGCTCTGCTAGCTTTTCATACCAAGGCTCATCATCGTCATCGTCTGAGAAGCCCATAGTGAGCATAGCGAGGTAGAGCGTATCAGTGATAGCCCTCATAGCATGCACAATCAGGGCAGATCGACCAAGTCTATGTAGGTTGTTAGCCTGCATGTCGGATAGATGGAACGCCTTCTGCACCTTACCCCTGAGAGTCTTGCTTATCATGAGTGGTACGAACATAGCTACGGCAGCTGTACCCAGCGCATGCATGGCACTGATACTATTCTTACCATCTTCACCCTTGACGTGCATCATCCTCCACAAGGTCGTATATGCTCCTTCCTCAAACTCACCGTTCTGCACATTGTACCTAGTACCCCTGAACATATCAGAGATAATCACAGGCATCCAGTTGCGAAAAGTGAGGAAAGCCCTACCGATAGCATAAGAGTTCAGAGCGGCCCTGTCATTGTCATTGTACGCACCGAGGGTTCTTTGCGTGCCAAGGAGCAATCTTTGAGAGTGGCCACCAAGCCAATTATACATCTCCTCCTTGGTCTTTGCGCCAGAGAAATCTATAAGAGCCTGCTCTACGAACTTAGTCATCTTAGTACTCTCGGGAGCCTTGAGTCCTTTCATATAGTCGTAGAGCGATACCCCCTTGAACTTCTCCTTAGCTTCTGGGTTCAGCTCGCCAGCCTCTATATTAAGGAGGTAAGCAATAGCAAAGCTCGTCTTCATCCATTCATCACCCATGGTTAGAGGAGCCATAAGGGTCTCCGTGGCGAACAAGCTCTGTAGTGATCTTACCTGCGAGATATTGCCCTGCATGAAGGCCTGTCGTCCATCGTGGCTAGAGTCCATGAGGAAGAGAAGAGATGTGAGAGGATCATCTATAATGCCTCTCTTGTTGAACTTCCACCTGTTAGGGATCTCTCTATGGGCAAGTAGGATCGCCTTCACTAGTGACGTTGCGTTATACCCAGTACGACTATCACCTAAGGCTGTAGCCCTGAGGAAGCCGTTTATAAGGTTCTTGATACCAGATACAGCATTGAGACCAAGACCGGATACATAGACAAGGTCATTAAATGGATCCATGGCTGCATCTAGCTTCTTGTCCCAATCAGGCCTCTCATCGTTGATGACGTTCTTCTCGTAGATAGTACGATTGATGAATGCATCATAGTCGGCCATCCTATTTCTACTGCTTCCCTTAACCCTGCCGTCGTAACCTCGGTTCTCAACGTCAAGGATGCGCGTCAGCTCTACGATGTGCTTAATGGCCGCCATTCTGGTGTAGTAGGCTGAGGAAGCGGCATAAGCCTTCATCATACCAATAGGATCAGTCAGGTAGTCTACATCTGGATTCTTTGACAGCTCAAGGCCGAACTGAGTATAACCCTTAGGCTTGTGGACGAAGAGCAGCGTTCCCAGCGGATCGCTTGTATGCACACCCTCGAACTCCTCAATACCAATGACACCGCCAAGTAGGTACTGTTTCCAGTTTGTAGCCGCAATCCTCTTGAATGGGTTAAGCTCCTTTGATGATCCACGCCTTGCCACGAGAGGTGCCTTCCACGGTTCAGGCTTCAAGCCGGACCATAGATCGAGGGACTCCTTGAGGTCGTACATCATGTCGACAAACTCCTTCTGCCCATCGCTAAGTTTATCGTATGCCTCATTGTCGAAGAATGAGCCAGGCAAGGTCTCATACTTATCAGAGCCGTCCTTGTTCTTGCCAACAATGTACTTCTCTGTAAATTTAGAACCGTGATCTCTTTCCCACTCTTCAATGTACCGTTCCTTTAAATTCTTCCTTCTATCTTGTATAGACTCTGATGGCATTGGTGCATTATTCTTCTTTCGATATTCCGCCATCAGCCTATTTAGCTCTTTCTCTACCTTCTCTGCGATCTTCTCCTTCTCAGCCTCGAACTCAAGCCACTTATGTGGCGTGACGATCTCACCAGTGATCTTACCATTCTCATCTCGCATCAAGGCCCACTGACTCTCGTTCTCAAGATTATACTTCTTCTTGATCTCCGTCATCTTCGCCTCCGCCATCTTGGCTCTCTCTAGAACTGCAGCATTAGCCTTAGCCTCAGTAACCTTAATGAACCTAGCCATAAGGGTGTGGATAAGGTCTCCGTTGGTGTCTACTGGCGTGAGGAAGGCAGAGAATATGTTATTCTTGGAAGAGAACTTTCCAGCGTCTTCGAGGAGCTCCCTCCTTAACGCGGTCCTGGCAGCGTCCTCATCATCGAACAGTAGTCCTCCATTCCCATCCTTGGCATTCACAAAGTACTTGATGATCTGATCAATGATGATATCAGCCATCTTTGACTTGAGCTCATTCTTGTTTAGGTGAGCATACACTTCCAGCCTATTCTTTTCGATCTTCTCCCTGATCTCCTCCGCAAACGCTATCAGTCTCTGCCTCTCGGCGTTAGACATTTGGATTGAGTCTTGTCCAGACTTAATGTTTAGCATATCAACGATCTGACCAGCTATCTTCTCATTTTCCTCCAGATTGTACAATACCATGTACATGTTCCTGAGGAGAGAAGCAGAGGTGTTGTATGCCACAAGATCCTTGTTGCTACGCTTCAGGATCGTCTCAAGATCCCCCATCTGACCTGCAACCATAGCCGCGTAGTCATTCATCGCTGTCAATCCCTCGATGAGATTGTCTATGGCATCTACAGCGATAGCCGTGCCAAGAGCTGAGTTTACACGACCTGATGCCACACCAAGGAGCTTGCTCGCTCTATCAATCTCATTGGCTCTATCCTCATTAAGACCTGCCTTTAAGAGATCACCTTTCTTGACGGACTGACTATAGAAAGCGTTAACTCTACTCTTCATGGTCTTGGCGAAATTCACCAGACTTTCAACCTGGTTCTTGATGCCTGTACCATTGGCTATAGCGGCGTACAGGCTCTTGCCCTTAACGATCTCAGAGAGGTGCTCATTGGAGAGTAGGGCCTTCTTAGCTACGATCTTACTTGCGTAATCCCTGAATAGTCTATCGGTGCGCTCTACCTCATTGAGGAAAACATCATCAGTAATACCATGGAAGAGATCCTTGATAGCCTGCCAGATGCGGTTGAGGAAGGAAGAGTATTTCCCTTCGTACTGCCCGATGATATGCTTGGTGAGGAGCTTGGCCATTGCCTCTCTCCTCAGGAGGTCCTGTGAGCCCTCATAGAGCTCGCTGTACGCCTCAAACTCATCTCCTAGTATCTCCTTCACCTGTGAATCAGATATCGCGGCAGAGAGCCTCTCTCGCAACGCAGGGGGCGCAAACTCCAACGCGATGTGTGCAAGCTCCTCTGTGAGGACCTCGCTAGACGATCCATTGGCTACACGGATGAGTGCGGCTAGCTTGTTGGTAGCTTGTGCGGTCTCAAGGAAGACAGTCTCACCTGCCTGCCTTAGCCCTTCCTCAATAGCCTCGAAGTACTCGACAGGAATGCCATAGTGCTCAAGGAGAGCCATGATCCTACCACGAAGGACAGCCTGCCTCTCAGCATCAGCCTTGGCTTCCCTATCCTCAGTATAGGACAACTTGTATCCTTCCTCAGTCACCTCAGGCACCAAGGGCGTACGCTCAGAGATAGAATCCTTGTTACCCTTCCTCACAGCCGCAAAGGCGGAACCGTAGGTGTCGAAGTGGTTGTCCTCGCCAGCATACGTACGGACCATATAGGATCCGTACGAGCTAGCAGGGAACATATCCCCGACCGGGGTCAGGGCCAGGACATCTCGTCCTGACCACTGGCCTTGATCGTTCTTCTTTAGGTCGTGCCCATAGTCCTGGAACCATCGGCTTGTGGATGCGTAGTACGCGTTTGCTGAGTCAGTTCTATTTCCTAGCACCTCATTGAAGTCAAGGAACATCTGACTCTTCTCCTTACCCCTTGGTGTCTCCACCATAGGGAACATTATACATGATCTAGCCATATTTACTTACATACGTTTTTGCCATTCTTTGTCGCAATCTCTTCTTGAGCCTGAGCTGCAGCTGTTGCCGCACCGAAGCCAGAGAGGTATGATACACCCCCTTCGTGGGATTTGACATCTACCGCCTCCGCCATGAGGAGCATACCATTACCACTCATATAACTAAGGTCAAACTTATCTGGCTGTAGCTTCTGAAGAGACTCCAAGAGGTAGCCACCATCCAACCTATAGTCATCATAGATCTTACCGCCATCAACTGTGACGATACCTCTAGGATCCACCCTCGTATAGACGGTCTCAGCCTTGCCTGTCCTTGTATCTCTACCCTGAACATAGATGACCCCACGATTAGGTTCATTCTGGTCAAGTAGGATGTAGACAGGATCCCTCTTGTCGCTAGAGATAGAGATATGGTCAGGTGCTACACCATTAGTGCTCTTGAGGAGGGCCTGAGCCATGCTGTCCGGCATGACCTTCCCGATCTTCTTGATATTTCCCCTAACGTAGTTAGCCATGAACTGATGAGTGAACTCAGTGTCCAGATCCTGGCCAGCTCTCAGCTCCAGCGCCTGGTTCTTGATCCTCATGAGCATCCTACTCCTACCCATCATCAGCGCCTTGATAGACTGAGGAATAGCCTGAAGCATCACCTTCATATTCGGATTACCACTCATGTAGGTAGCGTACAAAGCAAGACCCTTGAGGAGCTCGTAGTCCCTAAGAGCCTTTGCCCTCTGCACACCTGTCAGTCGCGTGTTGTGCGCCTGCTCGACGATCTCCTCAAAGATTGCGGTGGCCCTAGCCATTGCCCTTTCCTCATTAGGGGAACCCAGGTTCTTAAACACCAACGTCTTAAATGCTCTTGTTGTTGGCCCATCCTTGAGTACGAATGGAGCTACATTATCCTTGCCGAGCTCTATGATCTTCTTCAGTGACTCTGGTGCGGTCCTATTGAAGATGTCTGGGAACTTGGTTATGATCTCCTGCGCCAGGACATTCTTCCCTTGCTCATCCTCAGAGTAGGTCGTGATGGCCGAGCTCATGTACTGGTCGTATGCAGAGAGGAACTTCTTCGTGAAGTCCATCGTGGGCTTTACACCGAGCTTCCTAGCTGTCTCTACGATCGTAAGAGCAAACATAGGTGACACCTTGGGGTTGTAGACCGACTCTGCGTACATCGTCCCAAAAAGACCAAGGCCTAGGTACATCTTGTAGAAGTGCCCATCCTTGTTCTGTTCTATGAAGGTCTTGGTAGTAGCATCGGGACTGAGACCTGGCAGTGTCCTCAAAGGTACGATGATCCCCTCGTGCTTGATATACCTGTGGTTCTGCGCGCGCTCAATCTGGTCGATAGACTTGACCATGGCAAAGACAGACTCAGTGACACCACCCTTAGGTCCGCTTGAGGAGACATCAGATTTACTCTGGAAGACAAGGTCCTTAATCTCTGATGCTGCATTCACGACTTCGATGAGGAGGCCAGCAACCTTCTGAACAGCTACTTTCGTCCTATCGTCGAGCTGATTAAAGGCCTTCTCTATATTCTCCTCTGTAGCGCCGAGCGCATCAGTAATAGCCTTCTGCGTCTCAAACTTAGCACATTCAAGGATGTCACTGAGATTTACATCAACATCTCTGTTCCCCTTGAGCTCCTTCCCCTGACGTAGCGCCTTGAAGAGAACCTCAGACCTACCACCGTCACCCTCAATGTTAGCAATGTACTTCCACAATGGCGTGGCAGTGATAAGACCGATGATATCCCCTGGTACCCTCATCCTTACAAGGGTGGCGATGATAGAGGCATTATCCATAGTGATGTCAGCAAGACCGATGACAGGGTCCTTAGCGTTGTCCACGGATGCAGCGCTGTACTCTTCAAGGATACGTGACACGTGGGTACCATCACTACCGGTCATATCATTCAGTGACTGATACTTTTGACCATCGATGACCACAGGCTTACTGAGCTCAAGGAGCTTGGCCTGCTGGAAGACACTGGTAGCGGTGTTCTCATTTGCGAAGACACCGACAAGACCAAGACCAGCCTTATTCTGCCTCTGCATCTCCATCTCAACCTCAGAGAGGGCAATGTTCTTGCCAGACCTGTAGATATCTACTATCTTATTGATCTTATCGAGGTCAAGGTTGTGTAGGTATTCAAAGAGAACCTTGTCACCGATCTTCTTGTCTTCCTTCTCGTCGAGGACCTGCTCAAGGATCTCCTCTAATTCCTCCTTGCTTATATTACCGATGATGTAGCCGATCTTTAGGTCCTTCTTCAGGACATCGAAACCACCAGGTTGTGTCATCTCTAAGGCAGCCTGTGGGCTCCTCAGAACACCTCTGATGATGTCAAAGAGCACATTGGTCCTCTGCCTCTGGTTAAGGTCCCTAGTATTTACACCTCCACCCTTGAAGACCTCTGCAGCTGAGTACTCAAGATCTAAAACTGCAGGCCTCTTAGGCCTCTTCCTCTTTTCCTCATCAGCTTGTTTAACCTTCTCCTCATAGTTCTTCTTGATCTCAGCAATCTTCTTCTTGCCAGGACCAACATCTCTCTTCATGAAGAAGAGCTTATCCACGTCGAAGTCAAAACCCGCCTGAGCAATACATTGATGAGGGACCTGAATAACACCACCGGCGACGCGAGGGAGGAAACCCACAATGCGAATAGGGAAGGCTGAGTACTTAGACTCAGTGGGGATACGGTAAGCTACAAGCTCAAGGAGATCCTCTCTCTTATCATCCTTAATAGCCTTGACATCGATCTCGCTAGAATGTGGCGTGACACGCACAGGCACGTAATCGATAGACCCATCCTTCTTGTATACTACCTTGAGGTCGTTCGAGGCTTCAGCAGAAGTAATCTGAATGAGAGAGCCACCAGGGACCATCATCTTGTAGATCTTCTTAGCCGCCATCGCGTAGAAGGCTGAGTGTAGAGCATCCTGGAAGGATGGATCGTAGATGTCGTTTGAGAAGTGCTTACGCCCATACTCATCTACATGCACGTCAATGTATGACTCTGTAGAAGGGTCGTAGTAGTCACTCTCCCTCATAGCCTCCAGTAGTTGCTTCCTCAGGCGGTCAAAGCGCCTATTATAGCTCTTGACGCTCTTCTTGTTGATGCTCTCGCTGTCAGGATCCATCTCGATGCCCGACTTGACGAACTCGTCGATGGCGTGCTGACCTACAATCTCATTGATGGCCGCCTTGATCTGGAGACCAGACACCTTAACACCTGCAATCTCAAAGGTATCCTCGTTGTTGAGGTTGGTGGTGATGATCTTCCTCAGCTGAGTGCCAAGTCTCTGCCACGTATTGAAGGAGTGCAGTGGTGTTGAGGTCTGGATACCATAGTACTTGTATGGCATATCCTTGACCTTCTTGTCGTCAAGTATGATACGGCCATCCTGGTCTCTGTCAGCCACCAGCTTCTTCTTGCCTTTGATATCTACCTCTGAGGTTGATGCAGCAAGTTGCGTCTCAATGTACTCATAGATCTCCTCTGATCGCTTCTTAGAGAACTCAGCCCTATGCTTGCCCAGCTCTGCCTCAGTCATTTTACGCTCCTTTATGTACTTCTCCATCGTTCGATCAAACATCTCGATATCGATTGCGGAGATAGTTCTGGCTCGACCGTTGATCTTGAACTGGTATTTAGTAGACTCAACGTCGAACTGCTTGAGGTGAACGGTAGCATAGTTACCTACCTTAGATGCGCTGTCGTACTCAATAGCATCAATCTGATTATCTTCCATGAACTTCACAAGCGCATTGAGGAAGGGAGACGATACACCTTCCTCATTAAGGCCTGTGAGGAGAGCCTCAGAGTGCTTGTACTGCTGGATGACCTTGGTATCCCTACCGTTGTCATCAACATTGATATCGCCATAGTAGAGGCTCTTGATGACGTTGAAGCGGTGGTCCTTGATCTTGCTGTAGTCAGGCTCACGGCCTTCCTTGATAGCATTAGCCATCTCCTCAAGGGCTTCAATAGCGCCATCAGTATAACCTTGACCTGTTCCCTCAAGGACACGTTTATAGCCTGTAGGTGACAGCCAGGCCTGACCATCAGTAGCTGTGATATTGTTATACGCATTTATTGCGGCATCATACCCAGCATCAGTGATAAGTCCAGCCTTGCGCTTCTTTTCGAGGATAGACTCAATCTCTCTCGTAACCCTATGAAGTAGGCGGTCACCGATAACCACAGTACGTCTTACGGCATTCTTCTCAAGGTCAAGCCTCTGGATGTTGCTCTGTGCTTGCTTGGCACGCTTGACCTCATTGACTACACTGCCAAGTATAGCCTTGTCACCATAGAGTAGATGACCGATTTGGATCCTCCAAAAGACACCATTGTAGGCGAGCTGATACGCTTCATTCGCATCTACCTTGTTCTTTAGATCTACAGTATCCCAGAAGGCAACCTCTTCTTTTACGACCTGGTTGAACTGCACCATCACCTCATCCCTCAGGAGCTCATAGATATCTCTGACGCTCGTTCCCCTTGCGTTGTTGTACTCGTAGATGAACTTAGCCAGGTCATCACCACTTAGATCTTGATCTATCAGCGCGCCCATGATGTTGTACTCTACGCCATTGATGTCCGCCTTGAACTCATTGAGCCCAGGTAGTGACACGAATGTGTGAGCTAAACTCTTACGCTTACCTATATCCATAGCCTTTCCAGAAGCTACGTGCTTGGCTCGCAGGGCTTCGTTATAAGCTAGCATGGTTAGGTGGTCTATTGCATAGTCCCTATCCGCACCATCCTTACTCAATGGGTAAAGCCTCCTTACCTTGACGAACTCAAGGGTTGATGCTTCGGCAGCCACAGGTAGGTGAGCCCAGTAGAACTCCTTCTTCGGGTCTCTCTGAGCGTTAAAGTAGAGATTGGCAAGCTCATCACCTCCCCACTTGTTCATCTTCCGCCCATTGTTAACTACGATACGCTTCCTGGAGAACTTCCTCAACGTGTAGTTCGTTTCCGCATGAGCGTCATTGAGGAAGGCGTTAGCTGTAGGGTACTTACCTTCTATCTCCTTTAATGGGACTTGATTCCTGTAGACCTCATCCTTATCAAGATATTCATCCTGGATTGTTTTCCTAATCTTTGCTTGAGGATTATTCCCCCTAACCTGTAGCTCCTGGAATACCATGTCTCTGTATGAGGGGGCAAGGTTAGAGGCAAACAGCAATCCGTCTACACTGGTGCCAGTAGTATCGTAGCTCAGCTTGCCTGTATAAAAAGCAGCTGTGATTTTCGTCAGCATGTTGTAAACGCCAGAGTAGTTGTTGTCTCCGACAAACATGTTTGGCGATTTCAATACAAACCTCTTATCTGCAGAGAACTGATCAGCAAGACCTTTTAGCTGTGCTACATAATTCGCTACTGAGAATTTTAGCGCATATAAGATGTCATGCGGCTTACCTGAGTCAGGTTTCGTTGGGGCTATTGAGGCTGTCGTATCGGTGTAACCCCTAATGACCTGCGCGGCCTTAGTCCATTCCACTGATAGCATCTTGGGCTCCACGAAGATCCCTATTTTTTGAAGTAGCTTAGAAGCCTTTGCTTGCTGTTGTGCTATCTTCTCCTCTCTTTCTCGTGATACACTTTCCTCTTCTTTTTCGTTAGGGTTGTATTTCTCTTTCTCTAGTCTTACGATCTCCTCGATAGATGTGCTTATCTCGCTGCCAATCCTCTGGATCTCATCACTAGATAGAGATAATCCTTCCGTTCCAAACGTCTCTCTAAACTTGGTACTCCATCTGTTTATTACGTCGACATTAGAAGATCTGTCACTGCTAGTCACATACCCATCGCTATGCTGTTTCGCATAGCTGATCCTTATCTTATTGATAGCGGAGAAGAGCTGTGAGGCCATAGCCTTCATCCTCTTGCGCTTAGCACCTGAGTGCCTCCTGTAGTCGATGAATGGACGTAGCTGCTTTACCCATGGCTCTACTATCTCGAGCATCTCAAGGCGTTCCAGCATATCCTCGCTGTTCTCAATACCCTCCATGACTGAGGCTAGGGTGTTGAAAGTCTCACCAAGTGGCTTAAACTTAGTGTACCCAAATGAGTCAGTCACAGGCTTACCATCAAGACCGATATCCTCGATGACTGCAAAGAGTGCCCTTACAGCAGGCGTGACGGTGGACATTACGCTCTTCTCCTCAGCATCGATAAATCTGACATCCTCTCCAGAGTCTCCTCCTTCCTCAGAACTTCCTGTCTCCTCAGAGTCTTCTGCCTGGTCCCCTTCGTCCTCATAGAGCCCATCAAAGAGGTCGCCTACGTATGGGCTATCATCATCATCCTCTTCTTGGTCCGCATCCTCAAGGCCTTCTGCTTCCTCCATCTTCTGCAAGGCTACAGTCGATCCCAGGACTGCCTTCACAGCCTTGCGTGTAGCAAGATGGAACATCCTCTCGTCTTCTGTGATGTCGGTGCTGAGACCTTGAAGGATATCCTTCTCGCTCATCACTACACCATAGGCGGTTGCGATTGCCTCGATGATCTCATCCTTAGCATTGGTGATCTCAGGATCGTTCTGCTTGCTTATGACATCTGCGATCTGCTCCTCTAGCTTAGTCCTGTTAAGGCTGTTATTAGACCTGTACTCGAACTTGATCCCTTGTCTCAGAGCTATAGCAAAGTCTGTCTTACCATCAAGACCTACATTCCTTATAGCCCTGCTGATGATGACCTCCTTAGCCATCCTATTAGCCCTACCTATGCGGTTCTCTACAGCCTTCTTGGTGGCCTCATAGAGCTTCTCCTTAGCCTCCTTACTCTTGTAGTCGTACAGGAAGCCACTATCGTTCTTGAGGAGAGAAGAGACGACTCCCTTGACGATATCCTCAAGGAGCCTACCCTTTCTCCTCTCTTGCCTAGACTTAATAGCTTGAGCCGATGCGTCTGGGTTCTGCCTATAGCCAAGGACCGATGCGTCACGCAGAGTCCTCGCACCCTTGTCGATCATGTTCTTAGCCTCTGTGGCGATAAGCGAGTAGATAGTAGAGTCAACCACCCCCATAGCGTTGCGCTCGGCTATGGACAACATGCGGATCTCACCATTGCCAGCTACACTCTGCAATACGTCAATGATGGACATCTGCGCCTTCATAGCGTCATGCACCAGCTCAGTGGCCACTTCAAGAAACGTTTCTTTGATCCTGCTGATAGCGTCAGGGCTGACCTTCTCATCCTGTCCCTTCCTCACAAGCTCATTTAGGATAGCACCGGTATTGATGCTTCCATCAGCCTTGCGGTATCCCTTGAAGCCATCATTGACGATACTGCCAACACGATAAATGTTAGACTCTACGTCCTTCCTGTCTATAGCGTACCTCGCCAGCTTTTTCTGTATCCTATCAAGCATCTCCACGATGATAGCTCCATTGAGGTCCTTAACCACAGATATGGCATCTTGATCGAGGAACTTGTAGGACTGGTTCACAAGAGCGTTCTTGATCCTGTGAGGAACAAAGGACATAACACCCTTATAGCCTTCGGTATCCTGGATAGGTCTACCATCAGGCTTCATTTCCCCGATCTTCTCCAGGACCTTGCTTGCCTGCTCAGTATTATCATTGGCAGCAAGCTCTGAGTACTTAGCCTCAAGCAGCTTGATCGTGCTCGGCTTTGTCAGCTGCTCATCAGTGAACATGTACCCTTGCGTCATCTCGGTATAAGCAATAAGCGCCTGAATCTTATCGGTACTGGATGTCAGTTGCTTGATTGGACTCACACCTTCTTGCCCATCATGTACGGACTTGTCGATCAACTCCTTGATCTTCTTGAACGTATCAGGGCTCAGTATTCTACAATGCATAGTCTATATTATATGTGATTCTATCCCAAAAAGAAGGGGTACGCACCCGAAAGTACGCACCCCTAAGTTACTGCTTATCCAGGAGATCCCTTGCCTTGGTCATCACATCCTTAGCGTCAAGGTGTGGCTCACCGGTCTCTCCATCAACACGCTTTCGGAATATCTCATCCCACTCGCGCCTGGTGTAAGTGTAGACAACCTTCGTTGCCGTACCTAGTGGGAGGTGCTTCCTGGCGTAATCCACTGGGTATCCTTTCCTGAGGAGAGAGAAGTAGTACTCCTCGTCTATCTTGAACTTCCTCAGGCTATCCTCCCAGCGCTCAGGGTCTTCATCAGCAAACACTGTCTTGAGGATAGGTAGGTCCGGTCTCTTCTTCGTGCCATAGATTATCAACCTCGTGCTGCTCTCTGCTATGGCGTTAGGTGATACCCTATTCAGCTCTCGCGAGATATCGATAGAGGTGACACACTCTATGGTGTACCTGCGAATAGACTCGGGGGCTTTCTCTGCAGGGATCCTCCATTCCTCACGTAGGTACTCCTTGTCGTTCTCCTCATAAGCCTGACCATTGCTGGCTACATAGGCTATTACACCAAATACAGCCTGTCCATTAAGGTCCCTGCCAAGGCTAACATGCTCAAAGACTACATGCGTAAACTGACTGAGGCGTGCTGTTACGTGAGCGTGATCTGATGGTATCATGTAATACCTGGTGGTGTGACGGAACATAGACCTATGCCCAGAGCGCCACAAATGCTCGCAGAGGCGCTTATTATCCTTCGGTGAGGAATCGTAGCACACGCTCGCACATCGTGCGATATGGGCCTCTAAATCGTCTCCACACTCGTACAGGGAGACCGATGGTTCTAAGATGATCATGATTCTACTATATTGGGTTTAACTGATGATGCCGGTTGAGGAAGAGAAGAAGGCATAAGGTCGTAACGTTTCCTATCTAAACGGTAAGGGCGTATAGAAGCGCTAAGGGTCGGGGAACCCTTCAAGGCCTGCTCCGTAGTAGCTACATACGTATAGCCGTTCTCGTTAGTATTGATAACCTGCACGTCAACACTCTGCGGTACAAGCTCCTGAGGAATAAGGGCAACAACGATAGCGTCCTTTGGCTCTTCCTCAAGCACAGGTACAATGCCTACCTCTTCCTCAAGAGAGATAGTATTGGCTTCCTCAATGGGATCCACCACGTCACGCATGTAAGCCTGATAAAGCCGTACTCGGTTAACTCGGGACATAAAAAGAGGATTAACCCAGTAACGGCGTATCTGCCGGCGAGAGATAACAGCCTTCTCAATCAGCTCACGCAATCCACGATACACAGAGTTGAGAGCAATACCCTCTTCCTCAGAAATAACCTTTGCGTCCAGCACTACACAGTTCTCCTCATCAAGACCCTGAGATAGTCTTGCGAAGATAATCAGTGCTGATGGCGATAGCCTAGACATTACCTGAAAGCCTTTTGGGTAGACACGCACGTGTTGTGAGACATCTACCATCTCCTTCTGTCTGACGGCTAAGTCCACGTCAGTCATCTCTCCTTCGCCTGTTACAACGTGGAGATCCTTCTGTGTGGTGTACCTATACCTGTTCTGAAATTCTGCCTCAAGGGCTAAGTCCATGGCGAATGGACATCTTGGAGTTGCCATATCTATCTGTTGTTATCGTTCTGTACTGCAAAGGTAATGAAAGTATTTGGATTTTATACAATGCTGTATACTAAATTCAGATTCTTTATACAGCGCTGTATAATAAAAAAAAGGGGAAAGCACTGATAATCAGCACCTTCCCCTCTTCTTGTATATATATTTATAGTTAGTATTGTGGTAAGAGATATTCTTACCAGTTAGGCTTCTTGAAGAAGTAGTTGTACTCTCCTCCGTAGATGAAGCAACTCATGAACTCTTCTGAGGCGAGCATCTCTTCCTTGGTCATCCCGGTTACATCCACGTCAAGTTCGTATCGCACTGGATCCGACTCTACCGAGTCTGCGAAGTCCTCTACGTCATCATAGGATCCCAGATGGTTATCCCAGAAGGAATCGATATCTAGTCTGACCTTCTCCTCATCCCCCTTGAAGTGCTCCATCTGAGCCTCTACCCAGAACTCGTATGCCTTGGCTTGGCAACTTGAGAGGTTCTGGTTGATCTCGAAGAACTCAGGTCGCAGCTTGAAGTTCTTCATGAAGAACGCTGGCATATCGCTAGTGGCAATGATCCGTGGTGGTATTCGCTCATATCCGTAGTGTAGTAGAGCGCAATGGTTGTAGAATGCTTTAGTACTGGGCCATTCCCATAGGCTTACCCACTGACCACACGTGTGCTTAGTCTCGGTGTCGTTGAGATCCATCTTCTGGAACTCTTCGTATGGCACTACGTAGACCTTAGCGTCTGGGTAGGCCTGGAATTTTCGATCTGTATACATAGTTGTCTTGTTGTTTCATCTTAGTTATAGTGGTTGAGGAAGAGAGAAAGATGTCTCCACCTACTCTCCCTTCCTCAGGTGATTATCCTCCGGTAAGACTCTTTGCTACCTGATACAGCCTGTACCGCTTAGCAAAGTTCTTAACCATTTCTATGTCGTTGTCTGTGTAGATGACTTCCTTGACCGTATCCTCTGAGTCTAGGCAGCACTTTATCTCCAGATAGTACCTTCCTGTGGGGGCCTGGGAGATGAGGAAGTACAGCTCGCCATCCTTGCTCAGGCTTAGGATCTTTGCGTACATGCACGACTTCAAGCCTGACATGGTTGGCAACTCTACATCCTCCCAGTTCAGCGGTGGCATCATATCCTCTAAGATCTCAGCTTGGCTGGTGGTTCTATATGCGAGACTATTGATATTCTTGACCCTATCCTTCTCTGCTAGCTCCATCAGTTCACCTATATCACCTCTGGTCTCTGCGAATGGACTGAGTTCATGTTCCTCCCCATTATTTCCGACGATTACGATGCTGAGCTTGGAAGGCCTATGTTCGTAACCTCGTTCTATTTGGTAGTATGAACGCTCGTTCTCAGATAGCTGGACATTGAATGCCCTGATGAGCCTGATCATCTTGATCTCCTCTGTTTCCTCAGGGTTGATGGGCTGTTCTATCTTATCGACTACCTTCCAGTCCAGGGACTGCAATATCGTGTATAATCCGATCTTATTCATATCCTTGTCGTTTATCACTTACTGATTCATGCGGTCGTAGTACTCCTGTGTGTGAAAGATGTAGACCACTGTCTCATCTGGATTATCGGGGTTAGGTCCCCAGAATGGGTATACCTCACTCATGTAGTACTCGTCGTTTAGCACGTCGCATGGCTTGATCTTACCGCTGAGTTGAATAGGGATGAAGTTGGATCTATCCCAATGCTCGATCATGCTTTGTGCATAGTGATCAAGGGACTTGTAGTACCCATCGTAATACTCCTTGAACTCCTCGAAGTCGTTGCTCCAAATGTGTTCCAGGTCTTGATTCACAGCCTCAAACCAAAATTTACCGATTATCAGCTCTTCCTTGTTCTTGTCCATTATTGTTCCTTCTTGAATGATTCTTTTGTGATGATGGTATGATATTTGACGATCTCGTGGTCTATCATTCCATCTGTTATCTCGTCTGTGGCAACGAAGATATCTACCTCGTCCTTAGCCTTGTCGTATGAGGCTGAATATAGGATAGAGCTTTCGTCTGGGTACTCCTCGTTGATTACCGAGCTAAGCTCTCTTGCTGTTCCAGCATTAAGACCATCAGCTTCCTCGTAGAAGTTGACCAGGTTCTCCTGGACCATCTTGACGAGTCTAATCTGGCCATCCTCCCAGCTCTGGATGCCCTCTACAGGACTCCAGCTCACGTCTCCTTGATCAGCTAAGGCTTTGAGCTCCTCTGCTGTCTTGTCGTACTTGATGCTGATGTATAGAGATGCTGATTCGTAATTGCCTTCCGAACAGACCGTCTCTAAGCCTGTCGTCATCGTGATAGTAAACTCGGCTCCATTGATCTTGACCGGCTTACCTTCCATTCTTATGATTTCTCCCATTGTTTCTTACTTAATATCTATTGGCACATCTAACTGCTTGAGGAAGATCCTACCCTTATAGGCCTCATAGCAAGCCTTCACTGTCTCTTCCTCAGCCATAGCCTCTGACGGTAGGAATTGGAATTGAGGAAAGCGATGATCCATCCAGCACTTGTTAGCATGAATGAAGTCTTCAAGTGTTTCATATCCCTTACCTACCAGCTGCATTCTGAAGAGTGCAGGCTCACATACATACATAGGCCAGTCATAAGGCTTTCCTGGGCCTCTCTTGCAGCCTCTGTTGGCCCATTCCTCCCAGATGAGGTAATCCTCCAGCTCTTCCTCAAGAAGGTCTCTGTGGACCTTGTAGAAGGCCTGAGAGAGTCTTCCCTCGCAGATAAGTCCTTGAGGAAAGTTAGAGGTCTTGAGGAAGAGGATATCTGGATTCCTCTCCTTAGGGAAGAGAGCCTTGCAGGCAGCCATATACTCCTCTACAGAGTCATAGTTACCTGGGGTGGTCCACTTACCGATGCTGTACTTTTTCGTGTCGTCATTGCGCATAGCAATGAGCTGTGTCGTGACGTAGAGTCGTGCGCGTCTTAATCCTCCGTCCATATTAGTAGTCTGAAAATACGAAGCCTGGCTTGCCAATTACTTCGTTATCAACGTATGTATAGTCACTGATGAAGAGATCTCTTGCGAAAGCGTCAAGGTCGAATCTGAAGTAGGGTGAGATGTTCTCTACCTTCTCGATCTCCTCGCCATAGCACTCGTTCATTAGCTCCTCAGCAAAGTCTTCTTCGCTGTAGTACTGGCCCTTGTATCGGTCCTCGAAGCTGGCTGAGTCGCTTGTATCTATCTCCCATGGGTTAAAGTAGTAGTTGCAGATGTAAGCCTCGAAGGCCTCATGCAGGTCCTCATCTAGCTCGTCAAATGCGTCCTTGGTCGTGAAGAAGGACCCATCGATCTCGTTGCTGCCCTCCTTGTAGATACGGTCATCATCGATGCCCTCCACCTCAAGGATCTTCACCTCGAGTTCTCCTTCCTCATTATCCCCATAGTATTCCTCTAGGAGATCCTCAACGTCATCCCAGCAGTCTAAGTCCTTGAGGAGAATCTCAAGACCTCTCTCGTTGGGATTTTCAAGGTGCCGCTTGCTTGTCGTCACTCGTACCTTGGATTCGTAAATCTGTTCTCCGATAGTCATAGTCGTTGCTTATTAGTCGTTGTTAGCATGCTTCTACGTGGAAGCCCTCGTGGCCCTTAGCCTCAGGCTTGTCGTATGGTTCTCGCACATAGCCCTTCTTCAGGTACTTGAAGGCTTCCTCATCCAGCTCGTTCTCAATATCCCTGATGAGCATCTCATAGGACATGCGCTCCATACCCAGGGCTACTGAGGCTGGTAGGTTACTCACGATCTCCTTACGGAAGTGGCGTGAGGAGAAGAGACCACCGAACCATACTGTCTCTTCCTCATAGAGAAAGCCTGTGACCTTGATATTTGATACCTTGAGGTCAAGGATAGTACGCTGCTCGTACTTGCGTGTGATACTCGTGATGGCCTTCTTCTCGCGAGTGAAGATAAAATTGCGGATCGTTTTCATTGCACTTATATTTGTTTTGTTCTTAGTATTTCTATTCTTTCTTTGATTGTACTATATAGGGGTAATAAGGGGGATCAGCTGCAACTGGTCCCCCTTACCTTATTCCCTGAATGCGTCTTCTTTTGATATAGACCGTAAAGCAATACCGTTGCGTGCGGCAAATCTTATGGGCTGATCTGTACCCGGGAAGTACACGTTACACACATTATCCCATTCCCTATCCTCCAGGATTCTCTTGACCGCAAGGTCGTTCTCCTGTAGTCTCGGGATGAACTTAGGACCGAAAGGACCGTGTCCTATATACCACATGCCAGATACACAGGACATCTTGATCTCCTCATCGGACATATCTGCCATTCTGTATATGACTGCGTGATCGTTATAGGTGTTAGTGATCTCCTTAATCAGTCCGGACATCAGGCCTCGCAAGTACGCAACCTTATGCTTAACTGATACCTGACTGCTGTTGATCACATCGCCCCTATTAGATACCGCTATGGTATTAAGGACACGGAAGCCTCTCTGCCCTTCCTTGATGTAGAGTAGCGCACTCTTCTGCAACTTGCTGAAGGCTCGCTCATCAAAGATGGTTAGTGTGTCTGTCATCATCCTTTCCTCACGTCTATGCACCCCAACCAAAACACCATAGGCAAACCACTCCCTCTCAGATTCTCTCTCAATCATAATGTGTGAGAGAGGAAGAGTAGAAGAAAAAGAAGGAAGGAAAAGACCGTCAGGCCTTTCCTCAATCTCTTCAGGCATCACCGCCACAGGTGTCTGGACTGATCCCAACATAGGGATAGGTACATAAGAGCAAGTCTTGAGTCGTGTAGGCTCCCCATACATGATACGCCCTCTACGTAGCCCCTCCTCTGTGAGGAAGGTGCAACCGTTAGCGTCCCTTAATGGTATAGGACCCTTCTCTGCCGTCATCACAACGGTGGATGCTTTATAGCCTCTTCGCATAGACGTTCTCGATAGAGTTCACTTCCTCGGCGTTGATTTCCTTGTAGTGTCTAACGCCTGAGGAGAGGTAGTATTCAAGCTCTGCAGCTACCTTGCGCCACGATGGTACGCTGTGGTCTCCTATGGTATAGCCAACTTTGCCGCCCTTGGTCTGATCAAACTTGAATGCTAGAGGTCGTGGCGTGCCGTTGTTACGCACCACGATGAAGTGGAAGTCATCAAGCTCGTAGTCCTTGAACTGCTCGTGCTGATTCATCCTGGCCCTGATAATATCGTAGTACATCTGAGCCTGAATGCCGTAGTTCCACTCGATAACTGATTCTGGGAAGTCGTCCTCGACCTTGCTAGTGGTCTTGAGGTCAATTATCCTCACCAGCTTCTTGGCGTGGTCCACAGTGATGATATCTGCCATACAGCGCAATCCTACACGGCCCATCTTAGCTGTGAACTTCTGCTGGTAGAAGATCTCTCCATCGAACACAGGTACCTCTAGGAGCTTTGATACGCCTGTATTAGCTCGTAGAGCATTGACGCAGGCCATAGCCTTGTCCAGCTGGTCCTGGGTGATGATGTTCTTCCCCTGCGTCTTCCTCACAGCGTCAAAGTACTCAGCACAGCCGTGTACGTTCTTTAGTCGTGAGGACTTGTACCTATCATCGATGTAGTACTTAGCCTCGATGCAGGCCTTGTGTATCTCTTCCTCAGGGACTTCTACCACCTTAGCATAAGTGGTTGAGGAAAGGAGAAGGTCTATTACGTCCTTCAATTTCCCTGATGGCACGTTGTCCTCATTGGCTACTACGTACCGCTCAGGAAATTCCTCTGGCGCTGTGAAGAGACAGTCTACCAGGGACCCGAAGGTCAAGGATGCAGATGTGACCTTGTCGTCGAGGTTATCGATCTTTCCTATACCTTCCCTGAGGAAGCGAGAGATCTTACTATACGACAAGGCCGGATCCGCACGATAGACTTCCTCGCTCACGTCCCAAGCAAGGTCTCTAAAGTCTGGATGGTTACTCATTGTTCTTAGTATGTTCGATAAATTCTTTGATGTCTTTGACTGTCTTGATCTCCCAGAAGTGGATCTCGAGATCAGTTTTGAGCTGTTCTAGGTATTGTAGTATAAGTTTCCTCTTGACAGGATAAACGTCATTGGCGAATCCCTTGCACTCTATGATGTGCAGCTGGGTCTTCGTCATATAGACAAAGTCAGGCATGTATGTGATGGCCCTTACCACATTCACGATCTTGTACATCGATGAGTGGAAGTTCACCTTCTTAGGCTCAAACTTCTCCATGAGCGTCATCTTCTTCGGCTCGTGGATAACATTGAGGCCATGGTTCTCACATACCTTGAAGAACCGTTCCTCTAGCTTAGAACGGAATTTGATCCCCTTGTACTCCGTCCAGGAGGCTCCCCTGATCTTCTTGTTTCCCGTCATGATACATTAGTGTCAGCACAACCTCGGCCATAATATCCACCCCATAGGTCTCTGCAAGATCTGAGGGGTCCTTACATCCATAGTCCTTAGGTAGGACCAGGTTGATGAGCTTGGGATATTTCTCACGTAACACCGCAGCGTAGTGCTGTCCGTTGTTGACGCTAGACTCGAAGTCGTTATCGTACAATAGGTACACCTCCTCAAAACGCTTAAAGAGATCCATCATCACCTTATGGTTGGGCTTGGTACCCTCAGACTGCATAGCTGTAGCTGGGATACCTAAAGTTTTCCACAGGCACATAGCGTCCTTCCTAGATGATGTAATGATGAGTCTCTTCCCCTGAGGAGGCAGGAGAGTCCACAGGTTCCACACTGAAGCATCGGTGTTAGATAGCCACTTGAGCTTCTGACTCTTCGGCTGGTAGACCTTGATGTGCATACGTCCGTCCTTATTCTCTACATAGGCATAGGATAGCACCTCCGCTGGGAAGGTATTATATCCACTACCTCTGTTGATACTGATAGTCTTAACAGCATATACACCGAACTCCGCAAGGTCCTTAGTGGTGATACCATAGGCAGACCAATACTTCTCATCCACCGCACTGAACTCGCGCGTAGTGACTGATATGTCTATGATCTGATCTACAACCTCCATCTGTAACCTGTTGTGATTCTTGATAGTCTTGTTCCCGAAGTCCTCGATGAGCTTGGCTCTTGTCTCGCCTGTGAGCAAAGATATCAATTTTAACACAGACCCTGATTCGCCGGTCCCATGATCCTTATAAAGAATGCCTCCCTTTCGACCTTTGAAGATCGAGAAGGAGGCACCTCTATCTAGTCTCATTGGAGATCTGATGAGGCAGGGGATCCTCTCCACGCCAAGGTATTCCTTGAGCATGGCGAGGTCCCGAGCTTCATCTATGAACCGGTCACCATCTACTGTTCCCAGTCCAAACGCCATTAGAACGGAGCTGGCTCATTAGCGAAGGGATCGTCATCACCAGCTGCTGCTCCTCCTGCGAGGGGATCTGCGCTGGCGCTGTCACCAAAGGGATCATCATCCCCGGAGAGCTCAGCACTGCTTGCCGTAGCTGCACCTACGTTCTTAGGCGTGGTAGCGAACGTAGAGATCGTGTTGGCTGCGAAGGGTGCGATAGCATCCGTAGAGAACTGATCCTTGATAGACCCACCGAAGGCGGCGAGCTCATCGATGTGCTTAGCTACCTGCTTGTTGATATAGGTAGACTTAGCATACGAGGTGAAGAAGAGACGATTGTAGATCGACTGGTAGAATACCGATGGGTTATCCTTGTCCTGTCGAGCCGTGAACATCAGCTTGATAGCACGAAGCTCACCGACCTTGACGATACCCTTGAGCTCCTTCATCTTGCCAGCGAGGAGGCTCTTGATATCATCGATGCAGCATTCAGCTTCCTGAAGGTTGGCGATGGGGAGCCACTGCTTCGTGTTGCTGTCGTACTGATGCGTCTCGGGGATCTGGAGGAATGTGCGGATGAACTTCACGAGATCTTCCTCACCACGTACAGCACGACGGAAGCCAGGGAAGATGCGAGCCTTGAAGCCGCTGTCATATACGACCTCCTGCTTAGCCTCTACCTGCTCGGCCGTAGCCCATGCTGTGTTACCATACTTATCGATTACCTGATAGCGAATAGGCTTGCCGTTGTCGCCCTTAGACTGGAAGAACTCCTTGTAGAGACGGAAGCGGATGGAAGAGTTGAGCTTACGCCCATCTGCCATCTCCTCAAGCGTCTCTACGTGGAAGACGATGTCTACATAGTCTACTGTGCGTTCTACATTGCCCTGCTCATCCTTGTACTCTGCGGTGCCTGAGTACTTAGGCTCGTCACGTTCGATCTTACGACCGAGGATCTCGCTGAGCTCAGCGTTGGTAGGGTTTACTGCGGTGATACGTACAGGTGTGATACCTACATACACGTCACGTGCTTCTGAGTTGAGGGAGAGCGACTGATTGTTTTCGCCTTTTGCAAATGCCATAATACTTGTCTTGTTATGTTGTTATGAATGGTTCTTGATTAGTTGAAGGGGAGGTCATCGATAGACGAGGAGAAGGGATCTTTGTCCTCTTCCTCATGATCGTAGCTTGAAGGATGTACGAACTCCGTGGTGTCAGCATCCTCTACTGGTACGGTGTCATTGTCATCCTCTTCCTCAGGATCGAGATCTGGTGTCTCGTCTTCCTCAGGAGCATCGAGATCGGGCTGTTCTTCTTCAGTCTCTTCCTGGTCTTCCTCGCTAGGGATGACTACTACGATCTTCATCTGTTCGTCGTGACTGAGGTCAGCAAACTCCTTGGGGCTAAGACCACCGGTGAGCTTCTTGAGGTGCTCAGCGTTGAGGTCGATGAGTGTCTTGTAGGATTCCTCCTCTACACCCATAGCCTCTAGCTTCTTGGCGTAGCGAGCTCGTACGGCCTCAGCCGCGCGCTGTGCTGCACGCTGAGCTTCTTCCTCGCACTTAGATGCTACTACTGTCTTCTTCTCCTCAAGACCGGCTACCTTAGCGTTGTAGTCTTCGATGACCTTGAGGATCCAGCGCATTGCTGTTACTTCTGTTCTTGACGCCATGCTTATAATTGTTAATGGTTATTACTTGATCTCTGCGGCTGGCTTGGCTGGCTTAGCTGCAGAGGGCTTCTCTTCTTTCTTAGGAGGCTCTACCATAGTCCCCTCTTCCTCATAGTACTCACGTGAGATGTCGAGGACTGTCTGAAGGTCGTTATCGATGTACCTCTCCTCAAACATACCTACAGGTGACTTAGCTGGGATGGTGAAGCCATGACGCTTAGTCCTGCGAGTGATGAAGCGATAGATAGGTTCGTCTTCCTCATCATCAAACTCTACGTCTGTGAAGAGGGTGACGGTGACAAGCTCCAGCGGGTTAGACTGCTTGTCTACCAGCTTACCTACTGAGGAGAGCTTGTACTCTGGAAATTCCAGTGTGGTGTCGTCGTCCTTCTCTACGTGCATCATCAGGACTACTTGCAGATCCGCACGCTGCTTCGAAAGGAAGTAGAGTAACTCCTGGAAGTTCGCCGCCATGCGGTTGAACTTGTCGTAGCCTTTCTCCCCAGCGCGGATAGTGTTGAAGCTCTCGTTACGCATCAGGTAGATCGTATCATCGATGACGACGGTCTTGATATGCTTGAGGGGACCATCAGCCTTGGTAGAGGCGATGAACTTCATGATCTGATGGTAGTCGTCAGTCTCTACGAAGTTGCGGTTCTGCGTGTTGAACTTCTTCTTATAGCCACGGAAGGGGATGTCCTTCAATGGCACGACGTTGATGATCAGCGTCTCCTCAGGCCTGAGGTTGCGCATTGAGTAAGACTTGCCTGTACCAGTCTTACCAGCGACAATGATTGCTTTTGCCATGCTTATTACTTTCTGAATGTTTCTATTAATTTGAGGTCGTCAGCTACATATCCAGCCTCACCTTCCGGCTTCTTAGCCTCCTTGAAGAAGGCCATTGCTCCACAGAAAATAAGTCCGATCGTACTTCCAACCTCTCCGTCCCTGTTCTTTTCGATTGATAGAAATCTGATGTTATCTCTGTACTTCTTGATATCATACCCTGCGTACTGAGGGATGTCGTGTACAGCTGGTGAGTAGATCCCCATCATAACATCAGCATCCCTATATGTGTACTTAGTGTCAGCTAGACCTGAGCGTGTAGGTCGAGTGCGCTTAGCCTTGACAGCTTCCTGCGTCTCATTCTCCCCTGACTGCTGCTGGACTACCACAGGTATGAACTTGTAGAAGTTAGCTGCCTTCTTCTTGAGGTACTTGCTCAGTCGGTCCATAGAGGCCTTGAGGGACTCACCCTTGCTCGGCGTGATTAGAGAGAGGTGGTCGATCCAGATGATCACATACTTGTTGTCGTCTGCAATCTTGTAGGACTCCGGTACCTTGGTAGTGGTGATCACCCCGGTCACTTCATCCGTCTCCTCCTTCTCCTCATATTCTATGGTGCCGTGCATATCGGCGTATCTGTCTACATCATACTCTACCCCCTCCATCGTGTCAGCCGTGCTGAAGTACATACAAGACTCAAAGTATCTGAGGAAGGACTGAAAGTCCCTTGTCTCCATATACTTCTTCGTCTCCTCATCGATCTTCTTCTCAGGGTGAGTACCCTTGAGGACCGACTTAGGGACGATCTTCTTGATGTTACGATAGAGTAGGTAGCTGATGAACCTCAGCATAATATCCTCCTGCGTCTCCTCAAGAGGAAATGCTATGACATTGACCTTGGTACGCCCACCAGAGTAGAACGCCTTGAGGATGGGCTCAAAGAGGAAGTAGGCACAGGTGAACTGTGATTTACCTCCATTTGAGTAAGCCGTGATCAGGTGATACGTCCCTCTCTGTATGCCAGGAAAGCTCCGCTTGAACCTCTGGAAGGACAAAGGTATGATATTCTGCTGGACATCATCTACAGCCTGAGCTGCACCTATGAGGTCCAGGACTTTATCCGTTAGTGACCTCTTCTTCGCCGTACTCATTGGGGTCTAGTTTGAGGAGAAGAGCACCTACCTCGATACGCTGATTGATGGCTCGGCTCTGTGCCTTCTCAAATAGAGCGAGCATCTTGAGGCGTGCTCCTACGATGGCTGACTTTGGTGTCTCAGCTACGAAGTGTGTGTATACAGGCTGGTCTAAGGGATCAGTCTCGCTGTAAAGGCAGATGGTAGCCTGATAGCCATCGCCATTCTTGATCATGCTGTGTGAAATCTTCATTTGTCTGTTTGTTATACTAGGGTTTGTGTCCAGTCCTCTTCTTCTACGATCATCTCGTCTCCAAGCTCGATCCAGTTGAGGAGGTAGGACTCATGTTTAGGATTCTGTGGTGTGCCTCCGTAGCTGAAGATGAAGTCCTCAAGGCCTCTCAGGTAAGTCCAGTCTCCTCGTAGTGAGTCGACGTACTTCTTAGTAGCCTCGATGATGACCTCTTCCTCAATCTCCCTATTGGGGTCAAAGACTGTACGGAAGTTGGTTAGTGATATTGCTATGTTCGCTGGTGCCCCAGCAAACGGCACTGAGTAGCCTGGCCTCTTCCCTTTCGGGTAGAGCGCCCTTAGCTGTCTAGCTAGCGTCAATTCCTCAGCGCTAGATCGTATCTTACTCATCTTAATATGTGTCTGATGTTCTTGACGTGGTGGTATATGACGCTCTGGAAGTTCATATCTGCATCTATATGGGCTATCACCTTATGCATCTGCAGTGGCTCTATGATCGTCCTAGTACTCCTGTACTTTGATATAGCCTCTCTGAGCGACCATATAGAGATCTGTGGGTATTTCTGTCGGAACGCTCGGATTGAGGAAGAGAGAGAGACTATATTGTCCTTCTTGCCTGGCTTGTAGTGGAAGAGAAGCTCCCTGGCGAGTTCTACCTCATCCATCTCCCTAGAGCCAAACCTCATAGCCTTCCAGATGATAGCGTCAGTCTCAGCTGTTGCAAAGTATGCATCACCCTCCTTGACGATATTCACGATATGCCCTATCTCATTGTAGAGGTGCTCTCCGGTACCCTTAGGTGCCACGAGCATTCTACTACTCATGAGTAGCGCCATCTCCTGGTAGGTGAGCCCTATGCTCTCCAGATAAGCGTCATTGAATATGATTTGTCCGAATGAAATGTCTGTCATTTTGAGTGGTACACTTTCTGGCTATCACCGATAACCTCAAGGGCCGACTTGAGGAAGTCCTCATCTCTGGTGTTGTCGATACATAGGATGACCACAAGAGGCTTATCATGTCGTAGGACACGCCCTACCTTCTGAATCACACCTCGCTCCCCTGCATCGAGCTGAGAGATAACACCTACCTCACAGTCGAAGAGGTTGTAGCCTTCCTGTAGCATACCTACAGCGAAGATCTCATCGGTCTGTCCGTTATTGAAGTTGTCGAGTATTGCTTGATTGTTGTTCTTCTTAGAGTGGATGCTGCACTCGTAGTTGAGAGCGTCAGCCTGGTCTATTGAGGAGACGAAGCATACGAACCTTTTACCCTTAGCGCGGATGCGATCAGTGATACTCTTGATTCGTGATGTCTTAATCTCCCCTAGGACCTTCTTGCGCTCTATACAGGCGTTAAGCCACACCTGCTTGTTGTACTCTGTGGGTTGTTGGTCGAAGTTATCCTTAGCCCAGGCTACTCGGCTCTCAATGTAGTCGTAGTACTGCTTCTCCGTACAACTGATCAGCACATTGGCTGATGGGTTATGCTTCTTGGACAGCCAGAAGAACCTCTTGTCGTAGCCAGCCTTGACGGTGAAGGGCTTGTTGGGATCACGTACAACCTTGATGAACTGATTGGCTACCCTGTTGTCAAGGCTAGAGTGCATCACCCAGATCTCAGGCTCCGGTAAGACACCAGACTTAATGGCGTTCTTCAAGGACACCTTGAGCTTCTTGAGTCCTGGCCTAAAGTGTCTGAGGAGAAGGACCTCATTCTCTTTGAGGGTGGCACTGAGGAAGACAGTGTATGTGGACTTGAGATCCATGAACGCCTCCTTACGCTTGTCAGTGACTAGGTGATGTGCCTCATCAGCTATGATGAGATCGTACTCCTTACCAGCTAGCTTGTGCATAGAGTGGTAGCAATAGGTCTCGCATTCTACTCCTTCCTTCCTCAGGAACTTCTCAAACTCCGTTTCCCAGTTCTTGCCGTGACCTACCTCATTGACAAGCAAGAGCACGCTCTTGATGTCTTTGATGCAGTTGATCACTTCAATAGACAGCGCGGACTTCCCAAAGCCTGTAGGTAGGTTGAGGAGGATGTGCTTAGCCTTGTTTACCATAAGCAACCGTACTAACGCGTTGCGCATTCCTTCTCTATCCATAGGCGGTCCTTTGTAATTCTTAGTTCTTTTCTTCTTATGCTTTGTACTCATGTTACTGGTTTTCTTAGATAAGGGGGTGACCTCGTCAGAAGCCACCCCCAATACCATCAACTATAATAAGCACAACTATGTCGCCTTGGCGATACAGCTTGTCAGTAACGACAGGTCAAAGATAAGGATTATTCCTCATCCTCTTCCTCATCGTCGTCCTCCTCAGGGTCATCCTCCCCAGGGAATGGGAACTCTACCTCCATCACATCCTCATCTCCATCCTCAGCCACCTCGTACATCTCTACACCACTGTAGAGCATACCAAAGGACTGAATCACGAGGCCCCACAGCTGAAGCTCTTCAATCCAGACAAAGATGGTCTCTGGGTATCGCTTGGTGATTCTTAGGACCTCATAGAGATCTTTGTTTGTGAGGAGACAGGTATAGCAATCATCCTCAGTGTCAGTTACGCGCAACACTTCTGAGGTGAAGCACTCCTCGCCCATATAGGCACATTCGTCTGTTTCGTTCATGTGGAGTGCCTTGTAGCACGCTACGGTATTCTGAAGCTCATCGATGATCTTCATTAGGTTGGTCTTCTTGACCTTTAGCTTTCTCATATTTCCTGTGTTATTGTTTCAATTCACACACCCTGGGAAGGGTGCGACATTATAGCACTACAAAGGTAGCGAACGCATCTGGTCCTTACGCTTCATCGTAGTGATACAGGATGATGCCATCAAGAATACGATCGGCATGAGCCCTCTTCTGCATAGCCTTGTCGAGCTCCTCTACCAGCTTAATGAGACCTTCGTCATCAGCGTGGTGCTCTTTTGCGTATTCCTCAAGGTCATCCAAGATGCTGTGAGTTGCGAGAGACTCCCTGATGTTTCTTTTTGCAACAGTGCAAATGTATTTAGCTTCTTCTTTACTGATCATAATTGTTTGTTGTTAAATAGTTAGGGGCAGGCACTAGGCCCACCCCTTGACTTGTTAGTTTACTGCGTTGTGTAGCCACCATGCTAGGCTTCCTACTACCGCAAATGCTGGTACGATGATGAGCACGAAGAACATAAAGGCATGGATCAGGTCGATCTTCTTGTCCTTACGCTCCCACATTTCATCAGTGATACCGAAGGAACGGTCGAGCTTACGCTTCCAGTCCTCTACGAAGAAGCCACCACCAGGGTACTTCTTGTACTCACGGACGTTGCCGTCCTGCCCGAGGATCCAATACTTCTTGGTATCGTCTTCCATCTCGG